GCTTCCCCCAAACGAAGGTTATCAAGAACCTTTTGAATGGCTGCGTCCCCCTGGTCAGAGATCTCTTTCAGGAAGTTCGCAATCATCAAATACTGGTCGTGAGGGTTATCTTTCTGCTCATGATTTTTGATGCCATCGCTCACCGCTTTTGGCGTCGCGGCCTTCTTCTGGTCGGCTGATTCATAAGAATCGCTAAACTCAAGGCCTATATTTTTCTGCGCCTCAGCTACCGCTTTGTCTCCCTGATCAGCAATCTCACGAAGCAGGTTTTCGCTCTGCAAATACTGCGGATGCGGGTTCGGCTTTCCTTCATGTGCGGCGATACCGTCACTAACGGCCTTCGGTGTGGCAGCCTTCTTCTCTTCCTGGCTTTCGTAGTCGTTGCTGAGCTCAATACCGATCGTTGCAACCTTTTTGCTGGTGCTGTCGATCATATCCTCGGTCAGCTGCGTCGCACCGGCAGGCACGTTTACGGTGCAGATAAGCAGCTCGCCCTCACCCAGCACATAGCTATCGGTGTAGGTTTTGGCGTTGATCTCGGCCGCCTGGATATTCGATTTGGAGTTAACCTGATAGGTATCAGAGCCAAGCGTATAAACGCCTTTCAGCACAATAGCGAATTTGGTGCCGGCAGAGAGCTGCAATGTCACGTCTTTTTGCTGGCGAATCGTGAGCTGGTAATCGTTGCCAATATTCACCGAGGCAGAACCTGTATTGCCCTCGGCTCCCTCAGAGGTGATCACAAGCGCAAGACCACCGCCGAGACGAGGCAGGAACCCAGTGTAAAAGCCTTCTTTCAGAATGCCGCGCAGCTTGCGGTTCAGTCCGGCAGATACGTATGGCTCATGGTATTGGACGTCGGCCACCAGCGCCAGCGTGGTCGGATCCGGGAAAGAAACAGAGGAGATAACAACAGAATCGGTACTCATTTCTGCAATTCCTTATGCGAGAGTGGTATTAATGCCCATGACTGCGGTGTACGTTTTCCCTACGTACAGTGAGTCTTCCTGAACGCACATAATGGCGATCGGTTGATCGAGGTTATCCAGCACTACGAGGGTATTAAACGGATAACTCTGGCCATCAGTCAGCTGCGTCTGGTCCAGGTCCATGCGAATGGTGATCACGCCATTGGAATAGGTTGGCTCCAGCGGAATTGTGCAAAACTGACTGGTCATGTCAGTAAGCGCAAAATTACGCGGGAGATCGGCAATGTCGTAATCGCCGCTTTCATTTTTCGTGACCAGCGTACTAGTGCCGAACACCGCTTTACTGATCAAGAAGCGCTCGCCAATGCTGATAGAAGATTCGGCACGGCGCTGGTAGTAATAATCAAGTATTTGGCTCTTGTAGAGCTTATCGGAGACAGTCGTTGTCATTTGGGGCTCCATAAAATCACACAGAAGATCTGCCGTCTGATTTTATGGAAAGTGCGTTGTCACTCGCCCTGCTTACCTACTTCACTGTCGAGTAACAGCGAGTCGGCCTTCGAATCGTCGAACAGAGCTGTCAGGCTATCCCAACCAGGCACAATCATGCCGCCGGCAGGCATAATGACGAGTTGAACGAACTGCGAGCCCTCCATCAGGTCTTGTGCCTCAGAAAACGGGATATATAGGCCACCCAAAGCCACGCTATAGAGAACTGTGGAGTCGCCGCTTTCAGCATGCACAGCCCAGACGTCAATCCTGTCGTCGAAAAGACCTTTCTCGTGGTAATCCAGGATCGCACCGTCTGCTTTCTCGCGGTCAAACGTGATAGAAGTAAAGTCTTTCGCCCCGCCCGGTGTCGCGATGACAAGAGAGATCGCCGTAATGTCATTGAAGCTGGCCACCTCATCAGCATGCTCGCTCCATTCAAACACTTTGTCAGTATCGGAGATGCTGATCAACGTGAACGTCTCAGGCGCTTCCTCGGCATAAACTGAGATATAAAGAGATAACCCGTCAAAAACGATATGTAGCGGTAGCAGCGGGCGCACAAACTGATTAAATTTGGTCAGTACGGCCTCGGTGATTGTGGCCTGATCTATCCCATCGGAATCAATCTCGCCGTCACCGGCCATAATCTCGGTAAGTTCGTTAATCGACACGCTGATCATGCCGCGCGACGTCAGGAACATCTCGCCGTAGATGCCGCCGGTACTTGCCAGCGTACTCGCTGTAATTAGCACGGTCCCATATGGGTGTTTTTCGAGATCTACCGGTGCATACAGCGGCTCCCATGTAACGTTGATACCGTCAAACTCACGATAGATCGTCTGGTTAATCGGCCGGTCGGTCCCCTTAAAGTGGATCTCATCGAGGCGCTGCTGTAGCAACATCGGCACTGAAGAGGAGTTTTCCGTGCGGATGGTAAAGAACTGGCCGAGTTCGTCCGTGCGCGTGGCCAGATCAGCTGCGTCCATCGAAAATATTGATTTCCGGTTGGTTATGCGGCTAAGCCAAGGCTCCACAAAGGAGCCCACCAGCGACTGGACGACATCAGCCAGCGAGGAGTACAGCACGGACTCCTGTTTCGCCGAAGTCAGGCGGTTCTTAAACCATGACTTTTCCATTATGCGTCCGCACCCTCGTAATCAATGTCGAAAATGGAGTTTTCAACATCGAGATAAACAAAATCGAAGAGCCCATTCGATTCATGCCAGTCGGCAAACTCAAGGCTGAAGTCATGGAAGTAGCCTAGGCCTTCAATATAGGCCCACAGGTCTTTTTTCTTAATCAGGATATACTCGCCGACGTTTTTCGGATCAAAAGAGGTAGAGTCTGGCCCGAAGCGGCCTTCCAGCGCAGCGCGAAGCTCGCTAAGCACCGTAGCAGTGGTCAGGCTCGGTGAAATAACGCCGATCAACTCAACCCGGAACGGCAGCTTATTGACTGGTGTGTACGTAAATACCTTGTTGAGCTGATTTGGCACATTGCTGAAAGCATCCATTACCAGCGCCTCAAGCTCTTCCTGCGTCTTCTGTGGGTGCCAACCTGAGATAAAAATGTTGTTGATGTTTTTGACGTTCAGCGCACCGTCCAGCCTTTCCTGCTCCCTCTCCCCCCATGCAGTAACCCACGTCATACCTGGGATATTGCGGATCAGAAAGTAGGTATAGTCGCCACCCCACACCACCTGATTATCATATGCCAGGTAATACTGTGCGCGGTTACGCGTGACCTCTGTAGTTTCTGCGTCGGTACCGTTGGTGATCGGTGCCATTGTCTTTACAGAAATGTAGTTAGCCAGTTCGGCGGCGTTATCTATAGGTGTCAGGGTTTGCCCGGCCACGAGCGTTATATCACCGTTAGTACACCAAATGCGCAGGGTGATAGTAGCCCCTTCCGGAGGGATTTTACCGATCTGGCCATCACCGAAGCGCACGCCGAGCTGCTCCGATGGCTTGTAAAATTCCACGTAGATCTCGCTGTTATTGTTTGCGAGGCGGAACATGGTGCTGGGCTGCCACAATGTGTTGGTGCCGTCGATTTTAACGAACACCTCCATTTTGTGGCATACGGCTGTCAGCTCTTTCGAAATAACCACTTCCAGAAATGGCTTCGCGGCGGTAACGGTATAAGTCACCTCCTGGATCTCCAGCTGCGCCACCTCCACCGTTGCTTTACCGTCTTCGGTGAATTTACACTCGCTCATCGTCATATAAGGATACTGATCGTCAGAGATAAATGTGGTGTATTGCGGAATACTACCCGGCGCGCCGGGCGACGACGCGGTGATCTCTACCGGCCCGGTAGACGGCGAGGGTTTTGAGCCAACATAACCATTCGTTTCGGCGGCGGCCAGAATGGAGGAGCGTCGCGTCGCGGTCGAAATGAAGCCCTCCGCCAGCGCTGCATCTGCATACTGGTAGCAGCGATAGATAATCTGCGTGATAAACAGCGCCAACATGGACACGAACTGCGAGCCCACAAAACGGGACCAGAACGAATCGTTTTCTACAAGCGCCTCAAATTCAGCCTGTACACTGGCTTTGGTGGGGGTTTGATTGCTCATTTTAAATTCTCACTTCCTGTGTAATTACGGCACCCTGAATCTGGATAGTGACCACCAGTTTATCCATCGCATCCCCTTCCCGAACTGACAGACCGCTGATCGGCACATCCGGCAGGTCAACGACTAGCTTCGCCAGCAGTCGCGCCTCAATCGCGATCTGGACATGGGAGAGGTTGGTGGGTTCATGTTTGAACTGCGGAAGAATATTCCCCCATGCCGGATCACCGTAAATATCTCCCTGGAACGTGTTAAACCATTCGTACAGGCGTGCAGCCCATGCTTCATCCTGGGAGCCATAGGTTTTGACGCCGGAAAGCTCCAGCGCCAGCAGCGGATCGATTTCGTTATAGCTGGCCATCAATCCACCCTCGCATAGTCATTCATCAGCGGATCATTGATAGTCAGCGGAACGGAACTCATCACGCCGGGTTGCGGCGTGCTGACCTTAACAATCGTGCCTTTCTGCTTCGCCGCTTCTTTGGTGTGTCCCTCGATGCTGTCGAGAAGGTCGGTCATGCGCTTGAATATCCGTTTCGTCTCTTTATCAAGTGATACGGTATTATCTGCCAACTGCATTGTCGGTTTTGTCCCTGAGCCTCCGAGATCGCTTATCGTACGGCCGTCGAGTTGAATGCGCGCTGAAGGCTGTTGGATTGACGGCGGCGGCGGTAAAGATTCCGGGCGCACGTTCCCCATGGATGTTGTTGTACCAGTGCCATAGGCACGATCGGCCAGGGTTCCCTGCACCACCTCATGCCGCATACCTCGCGAGTTCATGAATTTGCTGACAAGATCGTCAACGCCCGCGTTTCTGCCGATCTTATCGACCAGACCACCGACTTTGAAGGGACTGTCTCCGGGCGAGAACGTTAAACCGGTGCTTTCGTCAACTTTTGCTCCGGCCGAGACGCTTGCTGTATTTGATCCCGCGCCAGGTGTATATGCCGCTCCGCCCAAATAACGGGCGCGATGGGCATTAACCTTTACCGCGTACTCACGGTTTTCTTTCGAGAGTTCACCCTCTCCGCTCTTCCACTTATTTATTGTCCCGAACCCTGCGTTATAAGCAGTTACTGCTTCGTTCCAGTCCCCATTTGCCTGCTTCAGATATTTGCTAAGTAATGTTGCAGCTGCTTCAGCTGCTTTTTCTGGATTGTCGGCGTCCTCTTTGGAAAGCCCAACGTCTTTACGTGCAATGCTGGTGAACTGGAACATCCCACGAGCGCCGGTAGGAGAGCGCGCAGAAGGATCCCCTCCCGACTCAGTAGCAGCGACAGAGTAAAGAGCGCCTTCTGGAAGACCTTTTTGTTGCTCAAGCGTTTTGAACAGTGGTGCCAGCCGCTGAAGATTCTCGGCCCCTTCTGAGGAAAGCTGATTGACCTTAACATTTGCGTTGCCGTTGTTATAAGTATCCGCCGCTTTCTGGATGTCATTCTTATCGGTGCCCGTGATGTTACTCGCCGCTGAGCGAGCGACGCTGGTTACAGCACCGGACGTTTGCCCAATTGAATTATGCAGCGATTCCGCACCCTTTTTCGCCACCTCACCGGCTTTTGAATGAAGGATAGCGTCAGCTGCTTTGGATACTTCGTTACTGGCACTTTTCGCTACACTTTTGGCCTTTTCAACACCCTTTTCCACAGCGCCTGGCTGCTTATCATCCCCAGCCAGCCAGTGATAAGCCCCCTTCGCTCCGTTTTTGACAGAGGCCCAGGCTTCTTTTGCCTTATCTTTTGTTGAATCGACTACCTGCTCGGCTTTTTTCTTAATGCTCTCTACAGGGTGTTTGAAAAACTCGACCGCCTCACTGATTGCATCTTTGAAGAGCTTTCCTAGGTTGTCGAGAGTGAAAAATTTGACGATATCATCGAGCTTTTTGGTCAGGTCATTTTTAATGCCACTGAACCAGCCCGAAACAGTCTGGCCAATCTTGTCTGTATATTCGGAAAATGTTTTGGATATGGTTTTGCCGAGATCTGAGAAAGAGTTTTCAAGGCTAGTCCAGTAACTATCGATCGTACGAGCCATATCCTCGGTAGTGAACTGCATCATTTTGCCGATGTCAGCAAAACCCATACCTTCAAGCACTTTGCCGAGCGCGCTGGAAATGCCCGAAACCAGGCCGCCCATATCCATCACATTCGCAGCGGTGAAAGCCGCTTTTTGCTGAAGCGTAGGATCCTGACCATCCTTCAGACCAAAAGCGCCACGCTGCGCGTCGGCATCATTCCAACCCGTTACCGCGTCATAAAGTGCTCCGGCAATCGTGCCGACGATAGGGATTGCTCGTAGAGCACCCTTCCCTACAGCCTTCATCCCCAGGCGGGACACACCCCGGGTAGCGATAGCCCCACCAGCAACTTCCGTTGCGGTTCCAGCTGCTGCACGTGAGCCGCCACCAAACAACGTACGAGTAATTTTATTGAGCCCAAACCCGCCGAGCGCCATGGCTCCGAGCTTACCGATTCCTCGCCCACCAGCTTTCAGCACCCCCCCACCCAAAACTTTCCCGAGCAAGCGGCCACCGAGGAGGCCGCCAATGATCTTCATCAGACCACTGCCACCCTTCCCCAACAGACTGAAGAGCTTTGAGATGACTCCCCCGCCCTTTTTGCCGGTATTTCCAGCTATTTTGTCCAAGCGATCGATAATTTTCTGGTCGCCTTCGCGTATTGCATCGGTCTGTTCGGACAGCTCTTCTACTGTGCGTTTTTGGGTATTCAACTGCACTACATCGGCGCTATTTTTCGAGCGGCGGCCAAACAACCCTCGGCGAGACCTGTCATCATTTTTGCCTTTGAAGACCTCAGCCATAGATTTGCGAGCATTGTTTACGGTACCCCCCACTTCTTTGGTTATGCCGCCCAGCTCCTTACCAATAACCCAAAGCGGACCGCCAACCGCGTAACCAACCGCATCAGCGGCCCGACTTTCTGACGGGTTTCCAACCTCACCGGCCGCTTTTACCAGCTTTTTGAGAAAGGATTCACGCTCATCTTGCTCATTGTCCTCATCACGATGACGGGCCTTTTCCAGCTGTACCGCTTTCGCTTCTTCGCTGGCTACCTTACTCCCTGCACCGCCGATGAACCGCCCCCGAGCATCCCTCGCGTTGCTTTTTGTCTGTGATTTTTCACTACCAGTACGGTTAAGGAGTTCGCGTGCTTGGGTTGCCGCTTCAACTCGTTGAGCAGGCGTAATTGTTTCCTTCCGTTGCGCCGGCGGGCGTTTGTGTGCCTTTTCGGACTGCGGAGAAGTCACCACTACAGTAGGTGCTTGAGTTACTGGAGGTGTTGTGCTGGTAGGTCGTCTTGCCACCTGCATGCTATTTGCCGGCGCTGGTGCTTGGCCAAGGTTCAGCCGCTTCATTGCATCCGCAATTTCGTCGGCGGTCGCTGGAGCGTTCTGGTCTGTTATTTTGGCAAAGTCACGCGTGCTGGCAGCTACACTGCGAGGCATTTGAGGATTTTCTGTTAAGCTTTCTACAGCTTCTCGGATTAATGCCAGTTGCTCCAGCTCTGCTGCACTGGCTGCATCTACCGCATCAATAATATCGCCAATCCCGGCGTTTTCTCTTTCCATGATTTACCGCTTAGGTTTTAGTTTTTCTTTCAGTTTTTCCATCAGGAAAAACGCAAACGGCTCAGTCAGTAGCTCTGCGTCCCGTACCGGCATACCCCCATACAAAACCAGGCTGGATACTAAGGTCTGATAGTCGTTCAATCCCCACTTGTGGAAGGAAGTAGACAGGCCGAAACCTAACCCACAGACGGGTAGAAAATCCGCCTGTGGGCTCCTTGGCTTCATCGTTCGGACAGTAGTGTGGAGGCAGATGTAACAACGCCTGCCCTTTGTCGATATGGCATGGTAGACCGTGATCAAGGGTCTGCTGCGCCAAACGAATCTGTGCAGCAAGCTTCATAAACTCGGTGTCGATAGCCATTTTTTTAATTACTTCGAATCGCCGATCTGCTTGTTCCTCGCGGTTCCCACTTACATCGTGGTAGATTTCGCATTGGTATACGAACTCCCACAAACGCAGATCTACAATCGCATCGGCATATTCTGGATCTTCTTCAGACGGTAAGGCAGCGCGGCGTAGTTCAAGCATTTCCATAGCCCAACCATCCAGAGGAATAATCCGCCACTGGTGCGGCACGCCCTCTACACTGATCTCAATATCGTCGATATACGGTGGAACATCGAGCACCTGGATGCTCCCAGCCAGCTCGTTCATGTCACAGTCGTAATAATGTTCTTTACCGCAATGACGGCACGTATAGGTGAACGTTTCTACCGGTGAATCATGAGATCCGGTGTAAATCCACCAAAGCGCGGTACGGCGGTCCTGCGCCGTCCAGTGACGGGAATCATGTTTACCCGGCGTCGCTACAAGCGAATTAAGATAAGCCGTGGTCTTCTGCTCTTCCTCATCGGGTGAGATTTTATTAAAGCGCATCGCATCGGCGATATTAGGCTGCCGGAACTGGATAATTTCCGACGGCCGGGACGGTAAAGGAAAGTCTGGTAAGAGCATCCGTGCCACCTTTGTTATAGAGAAATGCTGAAGCCAAGCAGCGAGGCCAGAGAGCTGGTCGCCTGGTTAAATGTGCTGTGGAGGGCAAATGTCATCGGAAACGATTTAAACTCAGTGACCTGATCGCGTGCGTACGTCACATCACCCACAGTCACGGGGAAGACCGTCATTTCGTTTTCCAGCTTTGTAACACCAGCTGCTAAAATTCTGTAAATCCTGATATTAAGAAGATAATCCCCCGGTAAATTGCCGGTGCCATCGCTGTTAACTACTCGGTTTTTTGCCGCTTTGAACCAGTCCATAACGATCCCGTCCACGGTATCCCGAACCATCATCGTTACCTGCCCAGGTTCGCGGCCCACTGGCTGCTGGATTGTGCCTCCGCCAATTTTCGTCGGCTCATACTCGACGCTGTAATCGTGGTATGTAATATCTTTCGCGAAAAAGTCAGCTCCCGCCAAGCCATCCACCTCCACCGAGAACTGCCACCCCTGCGCAAACAGCATTTTGTTCATGATGACAGAGGTAAGTTTTCCAACCTTCCGTTCAGTCATACCAGAGCCAAACAATGTTGTAGTGACAGCAGAAGAGAGATAAGAAGAAACGCTCGCTACCATGTGAGCCTCACTTTATCCACGACGAATAAAGCACAAACCCCGGGATAATTGCCCGCGTCGCGCTCATCTGTGCTTCCAGATCCAGTTTGCGCTGGTAGAGCGTGTTTTCGTCGGCCAAGTTGTTCATGTCGAGTTTGCCTGCGATAGATACGCGGCGCAGGCGGTCGGTATTAGGGATGGCAATAAGAGCTTCAAGATAATCAGCTACCACCCCAAAGATGTCGGTAGGCACCTCTCCTTTGTCCAGATCCATATCACGCAAATTGGCCAGATATGTCATGGTGAGCGGGTAAATCGCATTACAGAGATCTTCCAGCTCAATCACACCGTCGTAAACGTCGGAGTAAACCATATCGCCGGAGTGGTCGGTCACTGACACCAGTGCCAAAAAATCAGATGGTGTGTCAAAGGTGGTTGATCTGGTATCAGTTATGCGTACGCGCTTCATATGCCCGGCGCGGTCTTGATACGTGCCAAGTGCCTGCCTTAACAAAGTTTCCAGCAGCGAAGGCTCATCAGCCAATAGCGGTACGAAGCGGAGCTTTACGTGTTCAAGTAATTGTCGTGGAGTCATGCCAACCTCGTAAAATCGGATCTTCAGCCGATTTTACGAGTTGTCATGTGTTAAGAAGGTTATTTGCTGCGCTTCAGGCAACCATCTTCCGGGGAGGATTTATAGAGCTCTGCGGCATTATGCATCGTGAAGCTGGCGATTTTTTCCCCCTCCACATAAGCGTCAACGGTCTGGTTAGTTGCATCGGGCGTATCACTCCAGAACGCGTACCAGTTGCTATCTGCCACTGAGGAACCTGTGCTGCTGATTGTATATTTCTCATTTCCAACAGAAAGGGTAATCGCCTTTTCATCAGAATCGAATTCATCATTCGGCCCTTCAAGAAATAGTATTCGATCCCCAGCAGCATCAGGCGAGCCAGTTTTATAGCCTATGTCGCATGTAAAATTAAGAGTGGAGCCATCTTTGCTTTCTACAACATATTGCCGTGCTCCCTTCTCCTCTGCCATAACCCATTTACTGACATTTGCAGCTGCACTGAAGGACGTTAATAGCGTCAGTCCGATGAGGATTTTTGCTGATTGCATGCTTATCCCTTTTTGTAGCAAATAGCTTCGGCGGCACTATGCAAAACGCCATCTGAAAGGCCTGGATTCTGGCGCTTTTGCTTCTGCAATTCGGCCGCTACGCAGCTTTTAAAGTCGGTGCTGCTTAAGGATGGCTGCTGTCGCATGCCTGGCGCATTTTTAATGGACTCGATGCCATTTTTGCCAGCATCTTCTTTGCGGACAGCGTTGCTGGCCACCAATACTCCCCAGCTTGGGATCGCGAAGTCTGGCGCAGTTTCACAGGCTTTTACCATGTAGTCAAAGGAGCTGCGATTGACAGAATTTACGTCCGGATTCAGCAAACGGGAGTATTGTTGTTTCGTATTTTCGTTGGTAGAAACCTTGTAGAGCTCCTCCTGCACCATGGCTTCTGAAAGTTTAAGGCGCTTCATGTCGGAAACTAGCAGTTGACGCATTGATTCATCTTCGCTGACAGCGAACCCGTATACGTGGCCGAGATACTTTGTGTAATCAGTGCAGATTTCATTAAGACTGGATGAGGCATTAGCGGTGCCTGCGAAAAAACACAGGGCTAAGACTACATTTTTCATGTTTTTGCTCGTTATCATTACCATAACTTGATAATAGCCTGAAAAAACACATGAAAATAGTGGACATACATACATTGCTCTAATAGAAAAATGCCCCAGCGGCAGCTAGGGCATTTCGCATCGAGTTGAAACTTAGTCCCAATCGATCCAGTTGTACACAATACGCAGCGGCGGGCGAACAGCTGCCGTCACGTCTTCTGTGCTCATATCAATCGCATCACTGTAGATTTTACAGTCCAACATCTCGATAGTGGTAGCCGGATTTGTTGCGACAGCGGTGCTGCTCGCTTTAGATTCCGGTGTAGCCGCCATGGTGATATCTACATAATCCTTCGCAGCAATGCGTGCTTTGATGAATTGAAGAATTTCACCTTCAATCGTTTCGACACATTGAACTTGCAATTCACCAGAGTTACGGATAGGACCGTGCTGGTTAAATTTGAGACCGTTCGGGCCGTAATCTTCTACGTCCTCACGCGTCATCTCAGGGATCTGCGCGGTACGCACAAGCACGCTGAGCCCTTCATGACCGGCGAAGGTGAGCTGAAATTCGGAAGAAACCAACTTCTCCCCTTTTGCCACGTTAGCGGTGTAGCGGTTTTTAAGGAACGCTTTGTTCCCCTTGGTGTTACTGTGTCCCATTAAGATCCCTCTATTGGAATACGCCTAAAATTTCAGAACCGTTATAAACACGGGAACCGCTTAACTGAAGGTTAACCGTGTTGCGAAGAAACAGACCTGTGCTATCACGCGGGGCATCGAGGTCAAAGCTCAAATCCTGAATGATAACGTCCGTAATATTGATACGGCGCCCGATATTCAAAATCACGCGCTCCGGAATTCGGCCTCCAACATTCGCGTCTTTCAATTCAGGACTGATCATTGCTGATAGAGCTGCTATCGCGCCGGATACCTCAACGAACGGGTTATATTGTGCCAGAAACGTCATTGGTAGAGTTACAGTTGGGGGTGTGCCCCCCTCCCATACCATCAATGTATTCCAGCGTGCTACAGAGGTCATTTCCGTGCCAGCCTGAGCAAAGCCACTCATCGCCCCGGCAACTGAGCCCATCGTCATCCCCGTAAATGGCGCTTCCCAGCTCTGCGCGATATTCATCGCCGCACCCTGGTTGATATAGCCAGTAACAGAGTATTTGCTGGTAGTCAGCGTGACTTTAAGATAGTCGGATACTCCATCTTGAGGATAAATCGCGCCGTAGAATTCCATGATGATTCAAGGCCGGATCACTCCGGCCTCTCCTTTTAGCCGAGGCGCTTACGGCGCAACTTCATGGATTTTTTACGAGCCAGTTTGGCCGCTCCAGTGTTAGCTTTGCGACGAGCTTTTTTCAACGCAGATTTTTGCGCTGCGGTCAGGCGTTTTTTACGCAGACGTTTTTTGATGAGCTTCACTTCGCCGTTTCGGACCACTTTTTTGAATGCTTCAGTCAGCATGTCATCTGAGGAACCGGCAACCACGAACGCAGCTTCAATCTCGTCGCGATCTTCGCCGTCGAGATCAGCAAGCGCGGCACCGACTTCCGACGCTGCATCGTCATCCTCATCGTCTGCCAGTGCTTCGATCAGCTCGTCATCAACACCGCATGCCGCAAGAAAGTTTGCAATATTTGCCCATGCGTAGTTATACGCATCTTCTTGTTCATCGGTAACTTCGTCGTCATCATCGGAAATACCTGCAATAGCCTGAGCGTAACCGTCCAGCTCGTCATACGTGAGCAAACCTCCATCCGCCCACGCAAACACAGCATCTGCTGCATTACTCAGATCGTTTTGGGCAGCACTACGATTCGCAGCTTCAAGAATCAACTGGTGGACCTGCTCGATAGTCATCTTGCCGCCACGGCCTTCCAGCATCGGGTCAACTCGTGCCGGATCTGGTTGAGGAGCATGGGTCGGATCCGGGACTGGTTCCGGTTCCGGTTTCGGCTCAGGAGCTGGCTGTTGAGGTGCGCGCGCTGACTCCATCAGCTGAATCGGATCCTGGCTCATGGCAAAACGGGTTAAGCCATTACCCAGGAATGCGCCAGTTTCAAAAAAGTTCTTTTTCATTCATCTTCCCTTACTTAATCAGTACCGGCACACCCTGAATACGGCGGGCCACGCCAGTCGGGCAGCATGCCCAAACCACTTCCCACTCATCAAAATCTGCTTGAGTGACTTTCAGCACATACGGTTCCGTACCGTCAGAATCTGGATCGCGTGGCGTTACCAACGCACCAGCCGCAACAAAGCGGTCAAGAAGCTTTGTCATGCCCTTTCTCAGGCCGGATTCGGTGATACCGTCCGGGTTGTGCTTCAGTTGGCGCGCCAGTTGCACAAAGAAACGGCTAATGGTGTTCATCAGAGACGGGACATGCTGGAAGCGCAGATAGTTGTTCTGCGTACAGCAGGTCAGCGCATCGTCAATAATCATCTTGCCATTGGTGCCTACAGCGACTTTGTTCAGGCGGCCAGTGACCATTGCCTCTTCGTCTGGAGCGTCTTCTGGATACAAAGGCTGGATAGAAGCACGAGAAATTACGCCGCGCTCTTCACCTGCTGGAGAATAATGCCACCCGCCGACGTCAGCATTTTTCTTCACCCCACGTGCTTTGGCCGCGTATGCAGCGCCGGACAAACCGAAGGCCACACGAGATTGCGTCCATTTATCTTTGCAACTGAACGGGAAGTGGTAGACACAGCAGCTAACATGGTCTGCTCCTAGCAGTCCGGTAGCTTCCACCGCTTCCAAAGCTTCCGAGTAGGTCAGCGTTGGGCGAACATCAAAGAAACCGTCGATCAGGCGGTCTGAGCAGATATCACCCAGCGCAGTTATCGCAGCATCGTCATAACAGCCCAGCCCCAAGACAGCGGTATACATTACCGGAGCATTATCCAGAGCTTTGACGGCGCGCTGGTACGCTTGAGAGGTAATATTGTTTTGGTCACCATTGGTGCCGCCAGTAAAACGCAGGTCTTTTTGTGCTTTAATCACAACGGAGGCGATTAGATCGTTGCTTACGACTGCGCGAAGATAACGCGAGCGAGCTTCCAAAGCGGACGGCAAATAACATAGGCGGCCCATATCATCTTTCGCTTCCTCAGCAAGCGAAACGGTATGAGTTTCCAATGTATTCACAACACCCAGCGAACTGGTTTGGGTCAGCTTCAGGATGAAACGCTCATTGCCAGCCCCATCCGGGTTGGTGAGCTCCAGTGACAATTCGCGAGTAGGAGAAACGCACGGGTCGCCATCGTCTACGTAAATACCAAATGCTTCACCACTATCTAACTGAACTTCGGAGCCATAAGGCAGCGCATCATAAGCTGGTTCGCACTTTTCGTTAAAAGTAACGATAGGGAATTTAGCGTCATCCGCCACCACGCGCACCACATAACCGGACGTCTGCTCCACAGCTTCATAAATGTGGCGCATCGGTTCGAACTGGCCACCCGAAGAGGGCTTGAGTGGATCACCCAGGACATCAAGGTAATTAGATTTGGTAACAGACAGCACGGTAAATGGTTTGCCGCGACTAAACACCCCTACACCAGCCCACAGGCTAGCATTAAGAGTCAGGCCAGCAGACAAGGTGGCATCTGCATTAATTGGGCTTACCGCAACCGCAGAAGCATTACCAAGCGACTGCTGAATTGAATATTGAGACATAACTTTCCCTGTTATGCGCCCCTGTAGGGGCGCTCAATTAAACGACCGAGTGATTACTCAGATTTACCGGAATTGATGGTGTCGCCGGTCAGGAAGTTAATACCGCCATCCTTCGCCATAGTGAGAGTGACTTTAGTGAAGTAGTCAGCGCCATTGCGTGGGTGCATGTCGTTAACAGCAGAACCCCACAGAGTCGTACGGTTCACAAGGGCAGTGCTGGTCGGGTGCTGGAACGGAACGGCAGGAACCGCATCGCCGGTAACGAAGCCAGCTTTACCCGGGTTCTCATCACGCACGTAACACAGAATGTCCATGCTCGTGAAGTCCATGCCTTCAGAAGACAGGTTTTCACAGACACCTACCGGTACTTCGAACACCTTCACGTTGTTCCACAAAGTACCGATGTAATGAACATACGGAGTCTGCGTGTAATCTTCCGCAGGCTGGAAGAAGCTTGGCGGCAGCTGCTTGAAGAATGATGCGGCATCTGCACCAGCAAACATGCCCTGCGCACCAGAGGATTTCACGCGCTCGATGATGTCCCGGAAAACGGTCTGGAATTTACCCTTAATGATGGTCGCCCAAACATTAAAGTCTTGATTGCCCGGCAGAGCGATATCGAAAGAATCGCTGTGAAGGGTACGCCAAACCATGATGCGCAGGCGCAACATATCCTGTTCGTGCGCCAGGTAGTCTTTCAGAGTGCGGAATTGCAGGGAGCCGAGATCGATACCAAATTCGCGCTGCGCTTCATACGCCGCCTGAACGGTGTGTTCAGCAGCAATAACATACTGGCTTGGGAACAGAGTGTATTTCGCCATCTCATGGTTGATGAGAGGGATCAGCTCCGGTGCAGCTTCGATGTTAATCTCAGTCTCGATAGCGATTTCCGTGCCTTGATCTGGCGCTTCAGAGAAAGACAAGTCGATAACACCGGTGTTGTAGTTCAGCGAGCCTGTAACAGTAATTTGTTTACCAGCGGCGTTAGTGAATGTGTGCAGCAGGGTGCTGGCACCGTTGTCTACACCAGACTTAATACGGTTTACGTAGATATTGGAGCGGCCTTTACGAATTGGCACGGCCTGGCCTTCAAAATCAGCCATTTTGAAGCTAAAGGCTTTGGCAGAACCATCAGCGCTGGCCACCAGCACGTAGCGACGACGCAGCTGGCTATAGACGCCTACAGATTGCATATCCAAGGTGTCGCCAGCAGCATAGGAACCGAAAGAGGAACCAGCTACGTTCATGATCTCGTAAATATCAGACTGGTCGCGAGTTACCGGGATAAAGGTGCAAGCATCAGAGGTTGCTGCGCCCAGCTGTGCAGGCAAAATCATCGCGAGGAACAGTGGCAGGCGCATAACGCCGTCAGAAACACTCATCATGTCTTTAGAGACAGATTCCAGCATCGCCTGAGTGGTCTTGCCCATATCCTTACGAGCAGATTCCAGCAGGCAATTTTCCAGAGTCTGGTGACAAGACGCCAGCACTTCGGGACGTGGCAAGGTTTTGTGCTTAGCGGAAAAGTCCGCCAGCGCGCCAGCCCACGCAGTTGCGATCTGACCGGTCACACTGTCATGAACGCCTTCAAAAATAGGGTCTTTTGACGCAGCTTCGAAAATGCTGGCGGCGCGAGCGTTATCATCGGCGATGAAAACGCCATCTTTAAACTGTGCGGCACTCGCCCAACCCAAAACAGCTTTGGAGCGTTTTGCAATGTCGGCCAGACGTGCCTGATATTCATGCAGATTGTTCAAAACTTTGTCCTTTCAAACAGGGCACCGCAGTGGAACTCTTTTCAGGACAGAGTTTAAAAAAAGTCACTTGTGGAAATTTAAGAGGCAAGCTTTTTTTTTGATGGAGTAGGGTAGGGGAGGAAAGAACGGCAGCTAAAGCGGGAATTTCAATATGAAATAAAACAGAGAAAAACTTTATAAACATATAGTTAAACCTGAAATTGGCGCGGGACATTTCAGGCGTGAGAGGGACATGATCTCCCTCTCTTTAACCGAACTATTCGCCTATTGGCATCTTCTCAATAATTCTTTTTATTGCCTCGTCGATTTCAGTTTGAACGTCCGATGGGAGACGGGAGAACTCATAAGCGATAACCCGCTTTTTCGCATCGATCTTCTTCCGGGCGTATTGCCTGCGGTCGGAGAACTCGCGTAGCTTTTCCACCGCGACGGTTTTAACCGGCGCAGGCTTCAGGCTTTTGCTCTCCGCCTTGAAGATGGCCAGTATTTTTGATTTATCTTCTTTCGCGCCTTCTGTTTCAGCGATGCGATCGCGTACCGTCTCCACCAGCTCGTCAATCGGCACGCCTTTGACATTGGCATCCTCGGCAATCTGGAGCAGCAGCTGGTAGTCAGCCAGTGAGAGATCACTGGAAACAGGGAAGACGGCAATCATTTCGTCCGGCACCGCCGCCGCCTGGAATGCGCGGGTTACTTTGGCAGGAGATATGTTCTCAGCACGGGCGATCTCTTCTTTGGTCATGCCTTTGCCGTACATCACCTCAAACCGTTTCCCCAGCTCGCGTAAGGTGTGTTCGCGAGCGGTCTGGATGTCAATTGCCAACTGGCGGGCGTCCGCCAGGCTGATCTCATCTTTCGTTACCAGAATCTCAAATTTAGTTTCGTTGAAGATACATGAGGCCCGGCGACGCGAACCGTCCAGCACCTCAATGCGATCCCCAACCATACGGCCGATGGCCGGGAAAAACTGCTGCAATTTGATGGTGCGTGAAATGTCGCTTACAGACTCAGGAGTGAGCAGCGACTGATCGCGTCCGTTAACTGCCGGGTCAACAAAGGTGCGTGCCTCAATATCGCCGCTCAGCACGACGGTATGCACAAACGTAGCCTGTTTGCCTGATTTGAGCGTGAAGGTTTTGGTGCCGTCGCCGCTTTCAAGCATGCGGGCGAACTCAGAGCTTCCTTTACCCAGCACGCGCCCACGGGAAACTATTTTCTTCATGCTGCATCGCCTCTTACAAATTCAATTCGGTCAAATACGGCCTTAGTGAAACGCTCGGCCTCTGTACGCGCTTTTTTCAGCGCCTCAGCGCTCCCAGGATACGACGCCGGATTAGCGCTGATAATGGTGTCAAAAGACTCACCACAGCGCTCAAAACCATCCAAGCGTGGCAGGGAAGAGTCCAGAATATTGCTGGCGTAAACCTCGCGCGCGAGGCTGTGTGACGTCTCGTGATCGCGCTTGCCGGTCATCTTTGACATAAAGCCAATGCTGGCGCTCAGTCGCGGCTGTACACCTTCCTCTTCCAGCTGCTCCAGCATTTCCGGCAGACGGGTGAGGTACTTCAGCGTTGAGTGGAAGTCTACCTGTGCTGGTGGGGTAGGGGTCAGCAACAGATCGCTGGCGGCCAGCCCGTTAAGCAGGAACGGATCCAGGTGCGGCCCGGTGTCGATAAAGATGAAATCATAATCGTCAGCAACGCGATCAATGATATTCCGCTGAAGAATTTCGTACTGGTTTTGCCCCGGCAGATGCTCCTCAACCAGCTCCTTCCATTGGCTGGCCACAAAGCCATCGTCGATAGATGCCGGGATAACGTCAACGCCAGGAACGATAGTGGGGCGGATCACTTCTTTGCGCAGCGTCTCTGCGTCCAGGTCGTTCAGCATGGCCTGGGCGGCAGTTTCCAGAATGGAGCCAATGCTGTGAGTGTGGTCGAGGAACATCGTGCTGGAGGCCTGCGGGTCCATGTCGATAACCAGAATACGCAGATCATGACGTAACAAATCCTGATGTACGCGCAGCGCGTGCGCCAGCGTTACAGTTGAAACGGTTTTGGACACGCCGCCTTTCAGGTTTACGACAAAAATAACGTAAGGCGATTTGTGAATGTCGCGGTATTTGGGGATCTTGCGGTGGGCGTAAATATCAATGACGTTCTGGATGGTCAGCGCGTACTGCTCAACGTTACCGACCTGCTTCTTGTTGAACTCATACCCGCCGTCTTCCATCTCCTTGATGGCCTGCTCCACAATCCGACGGCTCAGCTTCGGCAGCTTGGCCACGGCGTTACGGGTGAACGTTTGGTAATACTCTGTCTGGTTGAACTCTTTGCGCTGATCTTCAATGTCCTGGCTCATGGCCTTCAGCAGAGAACTCGCACGCAGGGCAATAGTGCCTACACCGCCGTAATCGCGTTTCATCATCATCTCCTTATCGTTTCGTATTAGGGGATTGTACGTGCATTACTGCTACGTGCAACTTTTTTTGATATGAGCGTGATTTGTTGCACAGAATATAATTACGATTAGTCCACTTAACATGTGCGCTGGCGGGATAGCAAAGATCCAGAATGTGCGGCAGAGGGTAAGCAAGGAGTAAGGTGTGTGCTGTAGGGAGATGGGGGAGCAAAGATGTGCGCTGGAGGGAATAAATCAGGTTTTAGATGTGTGCTGGAGGGCAATACAACGCTGGGCACCAGCAGGTACCCCGTCAGCGCACACGAAAAGATGATAATCAGGCTGGTCTTCCCGGCAGCGCACATTTTTAAACAGCAACTGCCCACCAGCGCACACTTATTCTGGCAGCTTCAGCTTAGGATTCCGGGAGTGGACGATGATGAAGTTTTCCCGGCCTTTTTTCTCAATGGTGCAGTCGAGATAGCCGATAGTCTTCAGCTGCTCAATGGCTTTTTTGATGGTACGGTTTTGTTCGCTGACGGATGACATAAGCGCCAGCCGCTCGCGAATGCGTTCGAAGGAGATCGGGATAGGGCGAGCGGGTAGGCTTTCAATAAACGTGTAAATAGCCTGAGCGGCTTCTTTCTTCGGGAGTGCCCGCAATGCGTGTTGTTGCAACAACACCCGATAATCAAGCTGGAAGATCTCCCACAGCTTAGAATCTGCTTCCAGTTCCACTATGTCACGATCAGCGTCGAAATAGCCGGTCTTCAGCAGGCCGGTGTTGTAGCTACCTTTGGCGCTTTTGCCACGCTTAAAGGAGATCCCCTTGTTACGCAGGCGGCCGAGCGATTCATGAATGGTGTTTCGCAGCTTACCGTCCAGACGCTTTGACGGGAAACCACATGCTTTCGCGAACTCCTGGAATGATAACTGGATAGTATTGGATTCCAGACCGTATTTGCTGAACGAGTAAATTACGCCGATCCATACCTTAAAATCTGTATCCATATCGAGCCGCGGACCGGTTATTTTGATATTGTCATAACCTTCAGCCTGAGCGATCTCAAGCTGGGAGAAAACTCGGGAGGCGTCGATCTCATTATTTTCAGCCTGGCTCTTGGTTGGCTTCGGTACGAATACACCTAAACGCATAAGCGCCACAGGTTGTACGGTGTTGTTTGAATTTACTGTTAACTCTTTGGCTTTGCTTTCAATGTCTGCGTACAGAACATCAGAGATAAATGGTTTGTTCATCAAAGGCTTACCATAGTGTTGTGGATAATGTTATCGGCATTGGATAACTTATCACTCGCTCCCGTCAGCACACATCCTATATCCCGCCAGCACACATTTACAACCCTCCAGCGCACATTATTTTCCCGTCAGCACACACTAAATTCCCTCCAGCACACATCTTAATATGGCTCCCGGCCAGAGCTGGCGCGCGCTTCAGCGTAGCGGGATCTGTTTGGAACTACTTAGATCTACTTAGGATCTAATTATTGGATCTATCCAGTGGATAATGTGGATAAGTGAAAAACCGGCCACAGTGGACCGGTTTGAGGGGGTAGTACAATATCAGGCTGGTGGTCAACTGCTCACTAAATTTCTGCTTCAGAAGTTAGCCTTCCATTCAGATAGCGCTGATAGCACGATTGTAATTGTTCACGTTGCGGTTCTTACGGTTGATGTCTGCCAGCAGGGTCTGTGTATCGAAGATATAGGCTGGCAGATCATCAAAATATTCACTGCGAAACTCTGGCATCCGGCACATGAAAGCCTCTTTGGCTGCTGGGCGTTTAACCTCTGCCGGCGTCGGCGTTAAATTCGCTGATTGATTGCCTGAGCAGGCGTTGAGTGTCAGCAGGAATGCGCTGGCGAGAAGTGCCCGCAGCATGCAGCTGCTTACGGACCTGTTCTTTGCGCTCTTCCTGTTTATCAGCGTATTTCGCCTGTTCTTCATCGTCTTTCACCTCCTGAGCGTGAAAAGCTCTCTGTGCGTCGTTGAGCGCGGTAATTGCCGTGTTCTGGATCCTGATCGTGGCGTCGCGTTCGCGAATAACCTGCTCCATACGGCCAATGCTCGCGGTGGCCTGCATCAGCTGGTGGTGTTCCCATGCGACGCCAGCGACAACAACTCCGATCACCAGTACAATACCGGTGCCCGCCAGCAGTTTCTCTTTCAGCGACAGCGCGCCGCTGAGCGTGGAAAAAATAGACATATCCCCTCCTGAAACGCCATTCTCTGGAAAGTCACTTCTCAGACGGCACCTTTCTTCAGCTCAACCATAACGCTCTCCGGCACCAGAGCGGCGACAGCACTGGCGGTAGTGGAATTGCTCACAGAGGCCTCGGCCAGAGCTGTACCTACGGCATCGTTGTACGCCTGCATGCCGGTGCTCGCGCTCTCGCTGGCTTTTTCATGCTTGGCCTTCAGCACATCACGCGGTGAGGGGAGGTTATCCATTACAGCGCCAAATTCCGCACAGGCGGCCTTCAGCGCGTCGATCTGGTCTTCAGTCAGTGAAGGACCAGGCAATACCGTTCCGCTTTCTGTGCTGCCGCCAGCCCCCGTATTCAGCACCTGGTTAATTTCGGTCATGGCAGCCACCACGGCGGCGACATCAAGGTCATTAACGGCATCCAGCAGAGCATCGGGCGCCGCTTTGTCACCGATGGCCAGCGAGATCGGCAGCTCTGAGGCCTCCAGGGCGTTTGCCCGGCAGTAAACATCCCATCCAATGTTCAGCTGCAACAACACCGAAAGATCCGCGTTTGCCGCCAGCAGGCTTGCATGTTCGCTGGCCAGCTGGTTGATGGCACTGAGCGTGTCGGCGTGCCAGGTGATAGCGTTGATGTATTCGGTGATGGTGGCGGGGTACGAGATGGTGTCCAGAACGAGGCCCGCCAGCTTATCAGCCAGCGTTTTCGCCGCCGTTGCGCAACTATTGGAGGCTGTGAGCGCCTCCGGCGTTTTCATCCCGCCAGCTGCCGCTAGGGCTTTATAAGCCGATAACTGGTAATCCTTCTCCAGCATGGTGTTCTCCTAACTGATTTGTACTAATGAGTCACCGGCGGCCACGGTAGAACCGCAGGAAATGGGATCGCCGACGCACATGATCCCTTTTCCGTTCACCGTAAACCAAGGGCGCGTAGAAATTGCCTGACCGCCGTGCGTGCTGTTCCCATCGCTGTGCTGTGCGTACTGATTGCCGTCTACCAACACATCGATCCCGCTAATTTTAAGCAGCGATTCCCCCTCTATTGGCGGCCGTGCGGGAAACCCCCCATGTCCAGTACAAACGCTGTTTTTGGTTGCAATAGCAGACATTAGATCCTCTTTTTTTGTCTAATAACAATCTATGATACTTATTGTTATTAGTGGGTTTCCGCATAAAATATGATTAAAATTATTCTAATAAATTTCTGTTTTTTTAAATCCCTCTGCGCTAACATCTCGCCACCGTTCAACGACGCAAAGGAAAGGCTGTGGAGCTAATTAATCGAAAAGAATTCGACCGCCGCGTAACGAGTGGTGAGCTCGATACGTTACAGGCGATTGAGGTTTATGAAGGGATCTGCCTTGTAGCAGGTAAAACTGGCTCTAAGGAGTCATACATGCTCCAGCGCACTGATAAAAAGCCGTATCTCTGGAAAAACGAGCTGGGGCCGAGCATCTACGCAAAAACACGAGGCTGCACCAGCCTGGTCTTCTTCTACCGCGAAAAACTCTCTGTTAATTCCATTCTCTCCGGAGGATTAATCAGTGTTTAAAAACTGGAAAAAAGTATCTGTATACAGCCTATCCCGTGACATTGACTTCACCGAGATCGTTGATAAGAGCAAGGGTTATAAGTTCGCTCCATGCTCCAGTCAGTCCATGGCCAGTTTTGGCTTTGTTTCTCCGTATGGGGGCGACTCTGAAGTCATGAACTTGCGTGGAAACGGCTTTATCCTGATCGAAGCAAAGCGCGAAACTAAGATCCTGCCCGCACCGGTCATCAAAACTGAACTTGATAAGAAGATCGCGAAGCTGGAACAGGACCAGGGCCGCAAGCTGAAGAAAACTGAGAAAGACTCGCTGAAAGACGAAGTGCTGCACACTCTGCTGCCGCGCGCGTTCTCCAAGTTCGCCGCCATTCAGGCTATCTACGACGGCTCCACCAGCCGGATTTACGTTAATGCCGGTCCGCGCCAGGCCGAGGATTTTCTGGCACTGATTCGTAAGGCGCTCGGCTCGCTCCCTGTTGTGCTGCTGACGATGGAAAACCCCATTGAGCTGACGATGACCGAGTGGGTTCGCAACGGCAGCGCGCCGCAGGGCTTCACGATGGGCGATTCCGCAGAGTTGAAAGCCATCCTAGAAGACGGCGGTATTGCGCGCCTGAAAAAACAGGATCTGGTATGTGATGAGATCGCGACGCATCTGGAAGCCGGGAAGCTGGTAACTAAGCTGGCGCTGAACTGGAAGGATCGCGTAACGCTTACTCTTGACGACGGTTTAATGCTGACTGGCATGAAGTTTGCTGATGAGCTGGTGGAGCAAAACGACGATATTGATCGTGAAGATATGGCGCAGCGTATGGACGCTGATTTCATCCTGCTGAGCGCCGAGCTGTCATGTCTGACTGACGATCTCATCAATGTGCTGGGTGGGGAGGCCAAGCGATGATTGAGCCGGTTGTCGTTAGCTTCTATACCCCTGAGTGGGAATATCGCAGCCGTGCTCTGGCGCTGGCGAAACAGTGCGAGGAAATGGGTCTCCGTCATGATTTTCGCCCGATGGAAAGCACAGGCAACTGGTTGCGCAACACTGCATTGAAAGCCTCATTCATACACAATCTCCTCCAGCAGCATGAACACATCATTTGGAGCGATTGCGACGGCGTATTTTTGGCCCGTCCGACTCTCGTTCTGGATCATGCGGCCAATGAACCGGTAATGGCCGTGCCTCACCAGGCGTTGCCGCGTAACTGGCAAGTGTCCTGCCTGTCCTTCCGCCGTACGCCCGAATCACTGGCGCTGTCAGCTCGTTGGGCTGACTACGTCCGCGAAAACGATGTCACCGATGAGTTGGCATTCCATATTGTTACTACCGAAATGCCAGGGCTGGTTGCACCGTTGCCTACAAGTTATTGCGGGCTGCCTAAACACGGCGTTTACCCTGAAGGGACTGTATATGCGGTAGGCCTCTCTAAAAGCCCGGACAAGATGGCCATGAAGGCGAAGAAGGGGCAGAAATGACACTAACCTACGGATCCGTTTGCAGCGGAATTGAGGCGGCGAGTGTCGCATGGGAACCGCTGGGCATGCGCCCGGCTTGGTTCTCTGAGATTGAGCCCTTTCCCTCCGCCGTTCTGGCCACCCGCTGGCCAGACGTGCCCAACCTGGGCGATATGACCAAAATCGCGGCCGCCGTTGCCGCGAATACAGTAACCGCGCCTGATCTGCTGGTGGGAGGGACTCCCTGCCAGGCATTTTCCGTCGCAGGGCTGAGAGAAGGCCTTGCTGATGAGCGCGGTCAGTTGACTCTCGCATACGTGGAATTAGTTAATGCAATCGACACTCGCCGCGCCGAGCAAGGCCTCACACCAATTATTTTCTGCTGGGAAAACGTGCCCGGCGTCCTCACCTGCAAAGACAACGCGTTTGGCTGCTTCCTTGCCGGGCTGGCTGGAGAAAATGAACCGTTCGAGCCAGGTCCTCGACCTGAGCGCGGAAAAACAAGCGCCTTCTGGCGCTGGGACAAAAAAACCAGTCAGCACGTTCCAAAGTGGCCGCAGTCTGGTTGTGTTGTTGGACGACAGCGCAAACTGGCCTGGCGAACCCTTGATGCCGAATACTTCGGCGTTCCACAACGACGCCACCGCGTCTTCGTTGTCGGAAGTGCTGGAGAAGGGTTTGATCCCGAAGCGGTACTTTTTGAGTTCGACGGCGTGCGCCGGGATACTCCGCCGAGCCGAGAAGCGCGGACGGTCGTTGCCCCCATTACTGCAAACGGCGTTGGCGCAAGTGGCGCAGATCCGCGAGATGCCCAAGCCGGACACCTCCAGGTAGTTGTTGGCGCAATCGCTGCACATTCTTTTACCGGCGGTGCTGGTGGTCGGCCAGAAGGTGCCGCAGCCGGGCACTTTGTCCCGGTAGCGTGCATGGCGCACGGACAAGGTGGGGCGGAGATTAAAACTGATGATTCAGCCCCTACACTGACCTGCAATCATGAAGCACCGATCGTTATTCACGATACGCTGGCGTTCCCGGCACACATGAGCGGCACGCAGTGCGCGGCTGCCGAAGACGTTTCCCCATCGCTGATGTCTCGCAACCCCACGGCGATCGCCTATGGCTTCCAACCGCGAATCGCACGTAACGGTCGGGGCAATATGGGGGATGTGTGTCTTGCACTGAATGCCCAAGCTGGCGAAACAGGAAGGGGGGACGCTGCGCCCTGCGTGGCGCTGGCGTTCGCTGAAAATAACCGTGGAGAGGTCCGGCTTCAGGCGGGTGACGGGCAGCTGTCCGGGCCGCTCTCTGCTGGTGGCGGTAAGCCGGGGCAGGGATACCCTGCGATCGTTAACGGAATGGCGGTGCGCCGCCTCACTCCGCTGGAATGTGAGCGCCTTCAGGGATTCCCTGATTTCCACACGCTGATCCCGGTAAACAAACGAAACAAGCTGATAGCCGACGAGCTGGCGTACCTGCGCGCCTATTTCCCTTATATGCCGGAAGAAGAGGCTTACCGCCTGGCCGCCGATGGCCCGCGTTATAAGGCAATCGGTAATTCTATGGCTGTGCCGGTCATGCGCTGGATAGGCAAACGCCTCCTCAAAGAGCTGTCAAAAACCGTCGCGTCGGCTGCGCGCACAAAACCTTTCCTGAAATGGGCAGGTGGCAAATATAGCGTGATTGATGACGTGCTGGCGCAGCTGCCGCGTGGACGTCGCTTGATTGAACCCTTCGCAGGTGGCGGTTCTGTCTTCCTGAACGCTGGATTCGACGAGGTGATCGCTAATGACGCCTGCGATGATCTGATCCTGACCTACCAGGTTATGCAGTGCGAACCGCTGGCGCTCACCGACAAGGCCTACGCGATGTTTCAGGAGGGAAACAACCCTGATTACTTCGACAAGCTGAAAGCCCGCTTTAACAAGCGCGAAATAATGACGCAACTGGAGCGCGCCGCCGCGTTTATCTACCTCAATCGCCACTGCTACAACGGTCTGATGCGATACAACCGCCAGGGCGAATTTAATGTGGGGTTCGGGAAGTACCGGCAGCCATATTTCCCGCGTGCCGAGCTGGAAGCCTTTGCCGCCGTGGCGCGCCGCTGCACGTTCGCCGTTGCCGACTGTAATGACACCGTGGCGCTGGCGGGCGAAGGGGATGTGATTTTCTGCGATCCACCGTATGAGCCGATGCCGGGTAAATCCGGTTTCACAAATTACAGTGGCCAGAGTTTCCGGTTTGACGATCAGGCACGACTGGCGCAGTCATTGAAGGCCGCCCACCAGCGTGGTGCCAGCGTAGTGATTACAAACAGCGGCGCGCCGTCTATCACTGAGCTTTATACCAGCATTGGGTTCAAGGTGATGCCGCTGCGCGCGCGTCGCTCGATCTCATGTGCTGGCGATACGCGAGAAACCGTCACCGACATCATAGGAGTATTAGCCTGATGGCCAGAATAACCCCTCCGCACCTGGAGATGGCGCTGTCACGCGTCAAAGGCTACGTGATGCGTCACCCGAACGGCGTAGACGTTAAAGATTTGCTGAAGGTCGAAGCTTTTTCCCGGCTTAAGACTAAAGACCGCAAGCAGCTGCTGGACATCATTGAGCGTTATGACCAGCTGGAAGTAACGCAAACCGGCAGGGGCGCAAAGACCGTCACCTGGCTGCGCCATAAATTGCATACCCTTACTACACCAGCTGAGCCCGTACTGGTTGTTACTGAAGAGGCAGCTGAGCCGACATTCATATGCTGCGACTGTCTCAGAGAGAAGCCAGCACGCGATTTTACCGGTGATGTTCACCGCTGCTCTACCTGTGAAGCTCGCGCCATCGCGCCTGCGGTTAAGAAAACAGAAAAGTTATCGTTAAACATTGAACAAAAGGAAAATGAAGCAATGCCTCCGAAAACCGCTCTATCCCCATCCGAAATGCGTAAACAGGCAGAAGCGCTACTGCGCCAGGCCGAAGAGGCAGAGCGCACTGTTGCGGCTAAAGATGTTTTCCAGAAACAACTGGAACCTTTGCGTCGGGAAGCTCTGCTGGCTCACACAAAAGTGACAAAGGGTTTAGAGATGATGGTAGACGGCATGGCCGAGCTGGATAAGGCGATGGCCAAGTTGCGCGACTTTAAAGTAGAAGCATAAAAATGCTTTACCTCGCATTAGGCTAATAAATTTTTGTTTATTTAATTGTTCTAATAAATTATCTTTATTGGCGCACGAGACATTTGATTTTGCAGTAATAGAAGGGCGGCAACGCCCTTTTCTTTAGGGAGTTCTTACCGTGAAAGACATTAAAGCACCTCCGCACTCGATCGAGGCAGAACAGGCTGTATTGGGCGGTCTAATGCTCGATAACCAGCGCTGGGAAGAGGTAGCTGATGTTGTCACTCCGCATGATTTTTATACCCGGCAACATCGGATTATCTGGTCGGCGCTAGCGTCTCTGAGTGAAGCCGGGAAACCAATGGACCTCATTACCTTGACCGAGAAGCTGGAGGAGGAGGGGACACTGGATATTTGTGGGGGCTTTGCATATCTCGCTGAGCTTTCGAAGAACACTCCCAGCGCCGCCAATATCAGGGCTTATGCCGAGATTGTCCGCGAGCGCGCTGTAGTGCGCGAGGTAATAAGTGTATCCAATGAAATCGCGGAAGCTGGGTATTCACCGCAGGGCCGCAGCAGCGAAGAACTGCTGGATATGGCAGAACGGCTGGTATTTGGAATCGCTGAGAAGCGCCAGAAAGCGGATACCGGGCCAAAAGACATAGCCAGCATACTCGACACGACAGTAGCGCGCATTGAGGAGCTATTTCAACGCCCACATGACGGCGTTACCGGCCTCGACACGGGCTTTACCGATCTTAACAAAAAGACGGCAGGCCTCCAGCCATCTGATTTAATTATTGTTGCCGCACGCCCATCTATGGGCAAAACCACCTTCGCTATGAACTTGGTTGAAAACGCCGCAATTAACAGCGATAAGCCCGCGCTGGTGTTTAGTCTGGAGATGCCTAGCGACCAGCTGATGATGCGCTCCTTGGCATCGCTGTCACGCGTAGATCAGACCCGAATTCGCACCGGCCAGGTTGACGATGAGGACTGGGCGCGTATCTCCGGCACCATGGGGATCTTACTGGAAAAAAGAAACATCTATATTGACGATTCCAGCGGCCTGACCCCAACAGAATTGCGCTCCCGCGCGCGGCGCGTTTATCGCGAAAACGGCGGCCTGAGCATGATCATGATTGATTACCTTCAGCTGATGCGTGTTCCAGAGCTGAAGGAGAATCGCACGCTGGAAATTGCTGAAATTTCACGTTCCCTGAAGGCTCTCGCCAAAGAACTACAAGTGCCTGTGGTGGCGCTTTCCCAGCTTAACCGCTCGCTGGAGCAACGCTCCGATAAGCGACCTGTCAACTCCGATCTCCGAGAATCTGGTGCAATTGAGCAGGACGCTGACCTGATTATGTTCCTCTATCGCGATGAGGTTTATCACGAGAACACGGACATGAAGGGAATAGCGGAGGTGATTATCGGAAAACAGCGAAACGGTCCGATTGGTACCGTTCGCCTCACTTTTAATGGCCAGTATTCCCGCTTTGATAACTACGCTGGCCCCGACTGGAAAGAGGAAGACTGATGAAACGAAAACTGATTGCCCGCAATAAGATCAACGTTACTGGCGTGCTGCGATATGCCCGGCGCAACTTTCTTTTCCCGAATGATGCCTCACGTATGGGCCGCTACCGCGCCGAGGTGCGCATGAAATTGCGTCACGAGCGCCGATTTGGTGCCGAACCTGATTTTAGCCAAGCAGAGCAGTGGGGCTTGTCGAGCAGCTTTATTATCCCGTGCGTCAGCTCCCGGGGGCTGATCTGCAAACACATCCTCGTTACCAATGAGAAACTGGAGGAAATGCGCAATGCGTAAATTTATGACCGTCACCATGCCGGATAACAGCGTATGGAAGATACCGACTGACGTAATCGCCCGTCACCGCGCCGCGTATTACGCGAAAGAACACAACATCACCCTGGAAGAGAGCCTGACGCAATGTACTCAGCCGCTTTTTGACCAGTATCCGGACGAGATCGAGGATTGGGCCGAGAACAACATGAACTGGTCCGACGTTCAGCCGCACGCCACGATGGTTCGCCCCGGGGAAGTTGACTATGACGATGGCTGGGCAAACGGTGAAAAAGCATTTGTTGAGGCCTGAAAGTGATGATCTACGTTAGGACCGCTCCGGCGCGCCGTAAACCGCAGAACGGCGATCAGAAGATGATTAAAGGCGTGCTACATGAGCGCATTAGCACGCGCATCCTTATGCGGGGCTGGGATGAACAGAAAGGCGAGGGGTGCTATTACCTCGCCTGGGACAAAACCGGGGGCAGGCAGTGCTATGAATGGGTGCCAGTAACAGATCTGGTTGGCCTCTCTCCTTTTAAGCGTCGCTATTATGCCGAAATAGATGGAAAGCATGACAACGTAACTCACTAATGCTTTACGAGCTTACCTAAACACAAATAGCATCCCACTTTGGGATGATTAAGCCCCTCCCTTATGGGGCTTTTTATTATCGGCTTCATCTTCTTGGTTAGGGCTAACAGTACCTGCTTCAATTTGATCTTGAGTAATTTTTTTACCGGGCACAGCTATATCAACCATTTTATAAAGACCGCCTCTTAAGCCTGTAATGGCATCTCCATTAATGAAGCCCCATAAAGTAAATAGTAGCCCTATAGAGAAAGCCGTAGCGAACAGTTTCGGCACTCCAGAAAACATGAATTTAAGTATTGCGAGGCTATAAAAGGTGAAGTTCTCCACTATACCCACAGGCTTTTTAACCTGCTTGCTATACTTGTCAGCCCCAGCCATAAGGGCTTTCAGCGCTGTTCGCTCAGCATCCGCTACCTTTTTTTCAAGTTTCGCAATATCTTTCTTTTTCTCGTCTTCAAATGTTGCCAACGCAGCATCGAAACGAAGTTGTAGACTGCTGTTAGCCGCAGTTACATAACCATCAACTATGGCTTTTGCTTTGTCTCTAAATACATCAAGTTGCTTTTGAGAACTGAGGCAGTGGTCGTGATATTTCACTAATTCTGCATTAATCTGCTCATCGGTTTTTTTCTCTTTACGCAGATTGCGAGCTTTTTCGTCCTTAAAACCTTTATAAATGGCATAGGAAATAAGCTGCTCGATATTGTTTGGGTTTTTAACGAGTTCAGTAAAAACCCATTTGTTTTTTTGCTGGCCCATATCTCACCAAAAAAAAAGCCCCTAAGAGGGGGCATTTAAAATTTAAAGTAAATTAAGACTTGATTGTTTTACGAACCGCGTTAAAGGATTCTTGAAAGAATCCACGGCTTTGGCTCTGTGTCAAAGCGCTATCTTTAAGGATTTTGCGAGCCTTATCTGTTAGGGTAACGGTGCCGCCTGATACACAAGCGCGTGCTTCAGGCGTTCTATGTGATGCGCGCGTTTGACCCTCGCGACTTTTCGCGAAACCGGCTGCTTTGGCACTGCCAATAACAGCACCTACGTTGTTTGTAACGATTTTTTGTGCAGCGACACTTGCCACAGCGTCAGCTGAAATTTTTCGAATTTCTTCCGGGCTGAGGGCTGGCATACGACGTGGATTGGTCATTTTTCGCTCCTCTCTACTTTTTCTTAGTCTAACATTTGCAAAAATATTTGCATATTTTTTAGCGCACATCACTAAGATTGTGAGAGTCAATTTAGGTTCCCTGTTTTAGCCCTTCGCCACTGTAACCTGTGCGGCCTTTATCGCAAGTGTACCGCCAGACTCAATTCCCATATTGCCGCCAGCCTTGATATTCATATCACCGACAGCCGAAATAAACGCGTCACCCTGTGACATAGCGAATAGCTCCCCCGCCTCGTTAAACCCGATCGTTGTGCCGCTGCCCATATGTGTGACCGACCAGCTGCCGCCCGCATTGCGGATCTCCATGAGGCCATTGCGCGAATAAACATAGTCTTTGGTAGCGCTGGTGGACGGCATAGCTGGTGCTCCATCTACATCAGGCGGTGTGTATCCGGTGCCCTGTCCGGAGGCCTCCGGAGGGACATTAGGCGCACCGCCGGAAGCATCCTGCGCGTAGCCAATAATGAGTGGCCAGCGTGAGTCGCCGTTATACGGAAACTCTACCCACACCTTATCGCCCGCCAAGAATGGGGAAAAGGTGTTCGCGTTCTGAAGGATGGTTTCTGCCCAAGGCAGAGCATTATCTGGTAGGCCAGCCATGAGCCCATCAACGCGGATCTGCGTGCGCATTAGCCCTTTCGGATCGTCAACACTGACAACAACCGCGCGATACTTCCCTGTAAAATTACCCATTAACCACTCCTAACTGTGCCCGCGTGACGTAGCGGAATCGCTCTTCATAATGCGTTGCCGACGTGACAATCATTTTTGCCGGGACTGATTCGTCCGCCCCGCCATCGCCACCGACGTTATTCACAAGCACCTTAATCACATTGCCGGGCGTCAAGGCGCTGTTGCCTTCCACCAGCATATCGAACCGGGGCAGTATGAATTTGTTGTAATTTGCCAGCGCCATCGGATCAGGATTGCTGGTAAATTTAACCGGTGCGTCTTTGCTTCCCGAGTACACCACCCCTTTTGTCATATCGTAACTGGCCATCCGGTAGTTGTGCCGGCGCTGATATTCGTACTCGGCATTCAGGATGTTAAATTGGCTGATCGTGAGGCCTTTGGTGTTCGGATTGCCTGATTCGTAAGTCAACGTGGCATCGGCGTTAGTAAGCTTATCCATGCTCCGGAAATTAATGGCTCCGCGCGATACCCAGCACATGGAGCCGGTATCGCGGCCCATCTCCTGAAGTACCTGTGTGGGCTTCTCACCAACGTTCAGATGATAGGTGGATGTTTTCCTGAATGAGTCAGCGTTCACCTTCAGGGAAGGGGCTAATGCGCCCACGATGACGCCTGGCTGCTTATCGACAAAGTATTGCGGGCTGGTGGCCGGGATTTTCAGCAGACGAACGGCGTCACTGAAGGCGTAAATCATCACAGTGTCAGCTTGGCGCGGCGCTTTCAGTACGAAAAACTCTTCTGAGAAGAGTAGGCCACCGATACCCTCCGGATCGCCCATGGAAACCGTCAGCACTGTGCCAAACTTCACGCCGAGTTTGTTAACAACATACGCCGTGCTGTCTCGCACGGTCAGCATCAGTTGCGGCGCTGTCAGCTGTCCTTGCTCCACATAAACGCATCCTACAATCATTTCACGAGGTATCTCGTTTTCGCCGATTTTTACACTCTGCAAAAAAAGTTGCGTTCTTTTTGATCCAGATGCTGGAGAGGACGTAATTTTCGTAACCATTCATAACATCCTGTATTGATTTGGAAGCTCCAATCCTTAGAATTTTTCTACCCCAAAAGTATTAGGGGTGCTGGCGTGAGAACCAGCCTCAAGAGGCCCGGCTAACAGCTGGGCCATCAGCTGTCTGTTCAATGGCGAACCGGACGAGGCCAGCTTTGTCTGGGCCGAACTTGATCGGATTCTCACCCTTGTCCGGTTCGCCACCAGTCGCTGCTCTTTTATGGGAGAAAAAATGCAATTTCCTACCATCAGTCCGGAGGAGTTTTACGCAGCCTGCCGGGAGCTACATTTACCCCACACAGCAATCGCAGTTTCCGCTTTATCACGCCATTTCTTGATAACACACCCTGAAAGTTCAAACTTTTGCCCTCGTTTGTTCCTTCGCTCACTAAAACGTCAATCACTGGCTTATATCCGTATCGCTCGCGCTAGGCGGGAGCCTCCCCCTGCTGCACTCGGGCTTTGACTGATATTCTGGCGTCTGTCTGGTTGACGTAGGAAAGCAACGGAAGGTCGGCAATAACATTAAGATCCAGGCCAACGGCAAATAACCGATTCTCTTCGGTCCCGGGAGTAAGATCCTCAAAAGCGATAGATTTTTGCCCGTTTATAACGCACTCCACGGACATGTCAGCACCTGCTAATTCGCTGGTGGCGGTAAATGAGGCCTGGCCTCGACTGGCATAAAAACGCAGCCAGAAGGCTAGGGCCGTAGCTACCATATTCAGCGATTCTTTTTCATCACTGGCTATCCATAGCGTGTAATCAAGTGATACCGGCATTGTCGCCACCAGCGCAGTAGTAGTGCCATTCTCATCAGATATTTGGCCATCGTCGAAGACATCGCGGCTCAGTTCGCCTTCATAAACTGAGAATGCTGGAGAGCGTGAAAGGTTGATTAGCGGCATAGCCAGCTTATTAACTTTTCCCGGAGGACAAGCACTATCTTTTCGTCCGGAACGGGAGGATTCAAAGGCCGCGAGCCAGGCGTCAACGCTACTGAATGTACCGAGTGTTATACGATCGCGAGGCGAGCGTTTCAGGAACTCACGGAATGACTTATTGGCGCGATCGGGAACCGATACAACCAGCGGCGCAAAGGCCTCATTCAACGCATCGGCAAACGCAGTGTCGATGCAGTCAAGCGTCAGAAATTCCTGTTTGCCTGTGGGTGTGAGCATCTTCTTTCGAAAGACGGCCAGCAGCCATTCCATTTCAACAAGAGTTGCCATCAAAATTTCCTTCAAAAGCTCGTGAGGGCACGCAGTAGAATAGGCTGCCTACCTTCGAGGTGCCGTAGTTAAAGATGCGGTGTATGTACCAGAAGCGGCGCACAGTGGAGCCATCAGAAAGCTCTTCCAACCATTCCAGCATTGAGCCAACCGGGACGTTAACGGCTGCTAGACGCAGTATCAGCGCAGTATCGCTAATACCGGTATTGTCGCTGTCATCGTAGAGCGAGCGGAAAGATTCCATTTCGTCAGGACAATCCAGCGCAGTAATGAGCTCCGGCTCCCGGTAGTCATAGATCTGTTGGTTAGGCTCGATCACTTCGGATGCCGTATCTGTTGTGCCGGCGCGCTGGTGGGGGACCGCCCGGTAAAGCACCGCGTCGAATGAATCAGGGTCTAATTTGATGGCTTTGAGCCAGTCCATCCGCACCAGGTTATTAAATACTGCATGACCTTCATAACGGTGGCGCACACCAGAATCACTAAGCAGGCCGTGATCCAGATTGGGAATGTCAGGGTCCGCCAAACGATCAACAAAATTCCCAACGTCATCACCATCGCTTTCGATTTCAGCATCGTTTTCTTCCTCTTCCGTAAAATCGTCTGCATCGAGATCCACCAGCTCCGGTGAATCTTCCTGCCCATCATCCGTATTGGTGGCCGGGAGGGTATCACCGGTCATTTGTGGCGACTTCTCGCCCCCCTCAAACATATCGTCGAAAAAACCAGCCATTGGTTATCCTTTCCGCTTCCGTGCTTCGTTTATCTGCGTTTGCAGAATGGTTTTGGCCTGGGCGGTGGCGGCAGCCTTATCCATGCCCTGGCTCATAAAGAACTTGATCAAGTTATCGGCCTGTGCCTGGAGAGCCTTTTTCAGTGCGGTAGCTTCAGCGCGGGCCTGCTCTTCTCGGACTTTCGCTGCGCGCAGTTCTGCCGCCTTTTTATTGGTGGTGGTGCGGGCCTTTTTCAGTAGACGCCGGACATTATCGGTCTTCGTATCTTTTGACTTGAGTTTTTTACCCAGAGTTTCCTGCGCTTGCTGATAGCGCTCAAATTCGCGCTTCGCTTTTGTCTGGTCAGTAGTGGTTGTGCGGTTACGCGCCAGCGCCTTAGCGAGCTCACCTTTAAAGAAGGTCGTCGTTTTACGTTTGTCGTCGCCGAAGGCTACCTGTTTCGCCGCCTTATCCAGGGCGTTGATTATCGCCCGGTGCCAGGTAGATGACTGGAAACGGGTCATTGTGTGTAGGACGTGTTTACAGGCCACACCGTTTAAGTCCGGGTTGCGGATTTTCGGGAAGGCATATTCTTTCGGCGGAGCGACGGCATAGTTACCCGCAGTGGCCATATAGCGGTACCAGTATTGGTGGCGGCCACAATCACAGTCGAACGATACGCGGCCTTTGCAAAGGTCAGCGGCGATACGTGCCTTTTTGGCATCGTCCTCGCTGATGTCCTCCACTGCCTGATCCCATTCCTCAAAACGGATGCGTACGCGGTGGTGCTGGTGGTCCGACTCCTCTGATGCCTTGACAGATACTACCGCCAGGTTGTGCTTGATGCCGAGGAAGGTTGCTGCTTTGATGCCCGTACCGTCGGATACGCGGTTATTGGCGCGCTTGATGTCGATGCTGGTGGATTGGGCCACCAGCTGCGCGTACGTGATGCCCGGTACCGTATTGCGGAAACCCTTCTTATGGGCCTGCCGGGCGGCATCAAAACGGCGAATGTCATCTGGGGTGAAGTAGGTGCCGTCTTTCTTCTTCCCGAGGCTCAGGAAAGCGTCTAGCTCGCGATTTCGCTTACCCATCGTACGCGGGGTGAGCGTGCGGCGCGCTTTACGGCGATTTTTGCGCTGTTGCTTCTGGATCAGCTCAAAGACACGGTGAAAGTCTTTAGCATCGAGCCCATCAGTCTGATAACGTCCCTGGTCATTGCGGGTAAAGTCGGCGGGCATTGCGCTGCTCCTTACGCGATCGACAACGTGCCAATCAGCTGGCCGTCATACTGGAAGTGGCGAATCATTTCGCGAATCCACGCCGCCGGCGGCAACTTCAGTTTTTTTCCTACGGTCATCCCCTGAGACTCATCTTCCAACCCAGCTGCCAGCGTCACTACCCAACGTAGCTCCGGCACCCCCCAAATCCGAAAAGAAAGCAGGTCTGGGCGGTAGCGTTCATCCGGCAACACATAGTAAACAGTCAGGTTCTGATCATTAGATTCGCACATGGCCATAACCTCTTTGCGGAGCTCGGCGCGCAAAACAGGGTCGGCAACATTACGATCGTCATACCGCGAAAGGGGATATTGTTCGATGCTGTTGGTGCTGGTGGTTGACGTGGCCATAATCACTTCCTGTGTAAATATGGCCAGATATTAAGGCATGTCATTTGTTGGGAGGGTCAGAGGATATTGCCTTTGCCGGTCAGTTTTCCGTGTGGCACTTGCTTTTCGGTTAAGCGCTGCACGCCGCGCACGATATTCAGCAGGGGTTCAATCAGAGACTTTTCTTGCTGACGGTACAGCTCGCCGGTCATAGTCTTGATGAAGTCGGCGCTGGCGATGTTGTTGTACTCAGTGGCGTAGCAGCAAAGCAATGTGAGGACGTGTTCGGTCGTGAGTTCCTGCCAGTTAATGTTATAGAACTCTTCACCCTTCTTATCGCGGTCGGTATCGAAGATGCTCTGGTGCAGGATGTATTTACCCGACTCAGCGCGCGGCCGCTTGATCGCCTTCTGGCGGTCCAGTTCGCTGTAAATGCGCATGGCTTCCACCAGTACCGGGCGACCGGTCGTGTGCTCATCACGTAGTCGTATGCGCTGACCAACGCGGCCAGTGATAAAGCTGTTCTCCTCATCCACCAGCACGATAAAGCCTTTTTCCTCTTTCTCACGCAAGTCGCGCAGCAGCTCCAGCTCCATTGCGCGCCGGCGCTCTGGATAGTTCTTGCGTTCGGCCATGATGAGCTCATCACTAACCCAGGCTGCGGTAATCATGGCAGGTTTGCCTACTGTTAGACACACGGCACAGATCTTCTTGTCCATCGGAACCTCTGAAAAGAAAAAAGCCGCTGGTGGGCGGCTTGTTATACAGGAACTAATATGGTGGCAGCCCGGTGCGCTGGCTTGTGCCGTCCGTGGAAGTTTGAAAAGAGTCCCATCAGCACCGGGCTATGTGGTGATTGTGCAGAAAGTCACTTGTTGCATGTCAATGCTTTTTTCCGAGGCGGTCAAAAGCACGCTGTAACGGGATGCACACCCTTGGGACACTATGGATTGTTGTGGAGCCGAAAAATTTCGTCTGGAAGCGCTCGTGAGCTTTGGTTATTCTTTGTTCGGGTTCAGAGCTATACGGATGAGATATGGATGCTAAACAGGTTGCATTAGGGATCCTCGATGGTATCTCCTCTATACCAAATACAGCTTACATGGGTGTTGTAAGAAGCTGGGAGGGGAGCGGACTTGCCGGGGATAGCGTCAAACAAAGAAACCAGGCTGAGACGGAGCGTTTTTTCTATATGCTCAAAAGCCTGGGTAATGCTGAGTCACCTTTACGCAGGCTAATAACTATTGTTTTCACGTCCTTCTATCAGAAACTCAATGATGAAGGCAAAGAGGCCGTAAACAATAAATTGGGTTACGGAGCCGGAAGCGTTGGCGGGAGAACTGCTGGGCAAATTGCACTGGCTCAGACAACTGCAAGCCTGATGTTGAATCGCCTGGCGATTGATCAGGCGTATAAACATTTTGTCCGGTTCACTGCTTCAGCCGCGCTAAACGTCGTAATGTTTCAGGGAATCATTGAAGAATCAGCCAGAGCATCAAGAAGGATGAGAGCCAAATATCCCTCAACTTACGCTAGGGTGTCCAAAGAGAATCTGGATATGGTCTACTTCCTCGTTGAAGATCAGTTAGAGCCTTACCTCGTGTTTATTGAAGGACACCCTATTGATTGCAAAGGAATACAGAATGAAATTTGTAAAATCGTTAATGTCCCACGCAATTGAGGGAACCATCACCTTTCTGGCTGTGATTTTTGCGATGGGGTCGTTCTTCTGGTTTGAAAGCACATGGATGAAGGTTGCTGGGTGTATTGGGGCATTGATAGCTGGCTATGTACTTTCATACGGAGCCGCCAAAATTAGAGGTGGTTGATGCTAAAGCCATGCAGATGAGCTTTACCATAACGGCGACGCTGTAATCCTTGTGCGATATAGACGATTAGACATCAAAAAAAGCCACTCGGTCGAGTGGCTTACTTATATATCTTTAACGCTAATTTGGTGGTCCTGTTGAGTTTAAACCAGCATACAGGCGATTAAAGGAACCACTGTGGCTTCACGCCGAACCGGTCCGAAAGTGCCTTAATGTGTGAGATCGTCAAGGAGCGCTGGCCGGAGAGGATCTGGCTCACTAGGGATTTAGATCCAATCTCTTCCTTCAGGTCGGAGTAGGCCAGCTTATGCTGGTCAATCAGCGTGCGCAGCAGCGCGACACCAACCGGCATTTCTTCGACTTCCTTGTTGAACTCCGCAAAGCGCTCGCTGTTGTCTTCGTAATCGGCGATTTTTGCCGCCAAGAAATCAATCAGCGGGTTTTCATCATCATTTTCAATCAGGTAGTCCACCAGCGCCAGTGCGTCACGGTAGTCTTTCTCTGAGGCGCTGCCCCCCAGCAGGGGAACAGCGGCAACCAGTTGTTTCGTTGCTTCGATAGCTTTAGTGGTGTCGGCGATCATTCTTTATTCTCCCGATAGTAGCGAGTCAGCTTATCGTATTCAGCGTGGGTGGCGATGTGCTTCACGTAGAAGCGCTTATTCACAAAGTTGATGTAGGCGATCACTCGCAGGTTGTTACCACCAACATCTAAAATCCACCATTTGTTACGGTACTTAAAATTGTCGAGACTTGGCACGGCAGCGCGAAGTTCATCAGGCGATTTAAAATCTGTTTCGCGGACCAAGCGATACAGCGCCTTTATGGCTGTGGCATCGTTTGGAAAGAGCCTTGCCGCTTGTTCAAATGGCTCTTTGGAAATGACGTGCATTGAGAGATTCCCTTCAAGCGTTCACATTATGTAAACACTATAACGCACATTAACCGCGTAGGCAACAGGGGAAACTGGCTGGTGGGGAGAGATTAAGCCCGCCGCAGCGGGCGTGTTTTAAAGGTCAAACAGGCAACTGGATTCATCGCGGGATCGCTTGCTGGTGGGGTCTTCAATGCCGTGTTTAGACAACAGGTTGCGCAGCCGGTAGATCGTCATCGAGTCTTCGCGCCGCAGCTTCTCCAGCTCGTTAATCTTGGTAGCCTGCTGTGTGTTCAGACGCAAATAGGCGCGCTGCTCCTGAAGGAGTGCATCTGGATCCCCGACGCGATGCAGCATATACGCCAGCAACCCGCGCTCTACGTCCATATCCGCTTCGTGCTGCCAGGCATAAATCAGATCGCGATTGCCGCCCCAGCTGTTACCCACAAGACAGCAGATATGCCCGGCCATCAGTTTGACGTGCCCACGTTTGTTCACCCATAGCAGCCCCCAGCGGTCAGGTAGGTCGTTAATATTGATGATCCCTTCAGGACACATGTAATAGCGGTAGTCACCCAGTCCGCCGCTCTGCCGGTGCGGCTTATGCTTATCCCGCAAGAAGTCAGAACGTGACACTTTCACTTCCACAAGCACACTGCCCCCGCGCCAGCCCCAGCGATAACCCCAAGCGTCAGCACGCTCTGAATCGCCCACAGCGCCGACTTCGTTCAATGCTATCTTGCACCCAGGCCCCCGCGCAGACTCGGCGCGCAGGAGCCAGCGGCGGGCTATGTCGTTAAGCTCGGCGTGTGTCATGCAGCCACAATCCAATCCGTAGCCAGCAGATCGCCCACAGACGGCACCCAGGGCACAACCACGTCCTGAGCATTTTTCAGGGCAAAGTAAGCGCCATACGGCACCATATCGCCGGGGAAATGGTCCTTGATCGCTTCCATGCGCGCCGGATACTGACCTTCAGGCACCATCCAGCAAAACTGACCGCAACCGTTCCAGCCTTTACGTGCAACACGCTTACCTTCCTTAAGCCACATCAGCGCGTCGGAAAAGTCAGCCTCTTCGAGATTAATGGCTTCAGCATTCTCCTTCGCCAGGATGCTTCTCACCTCATTCATGAGTTTTTCGTCGGAAAGCAGTGCATTAATATCGATCGTCATGATTCATCGCCTCTTAATGGTTTCTCAGATATTCGCTACCCGCAGGGGTAACGGCGCAGCGGAGAACAGATCCACCCTTAACCCTCGCGACGCGCACCAGCTTCAGATCCACCAGCTTCTTCACCGGCGCCGTGCAAATCTGCCCGCCGGCGTCGCCGCTCCAGCGATATACGCCGCTTTCGCCCTGGAATACCTGATCTCCATTCGCCATGCGGCGCAGTACCTGCAATTGCTGTTTCGTCAGTTCCACTTTTCATCCTCAAAATAATATAAATATTAGACTAATATATCTGCCAGTGTATACGCATCAACCAGCAGTGCCGCCTCCGGCTTATTAAGGGCCGAAAACGCCGCTTTGCCGCCTACAGCGCCGTCAGCATGTACCGGCACCAGCCAGGGGTGAATCTTACGGATCTCCGGCGGAGCCGCGTACTGGTGATGCCATTTACAAAGCGGAAGCTGCTTTTTGTGGCAATCCGGTGCGGTCCGCCCCTCGATGTGATGAAGGGAGATCTCTGTGTTGATTACGCCGTGCATGTAGCAGGCGATACACGGCAGAGCACCGAGCGCATCAGTAATACGTTTTTCTTCTGCCGTTGGAGTTCTGCCCTTCAGACCTCTCGAATTAATCGGTTTGCGTTGTTTTGTGGCTGGTGGAGCGGGGGAGGTTAGCTTGCGCGCTCGGCGCTTGGCTTCTGCTTCGCGGCGTTTCTGGTATTGCTCTTCACGCCATACGGGGTCTGAAAGCTTGGCCCGCTGTTTGGCTATAGCCCTTTGCCGGGCTTCACTGGCACGCTGGCGACGCCTGGCGATTTGTTGCTCTGTCAATTCCATGATTGATTGGCCCAAAAAAAAGACGGTCCGAAGACCGTCAGGGAGATAAATTAAGGCTTTTATTATGACAGTTATCTTTTTCGGCTTAATTATACATAACTATTAGAGCAATCATAGCTTTTCATAAATTGCCCATTCATCAAGATAAGCATTGGACATCGAGATTGCCGCGATGCCCTCTGTGCCTTCTTCAGCCCAGCCGTGACGGGTGAGGATGTTTTTGAAGCGCTTACGGTATAGGCCTTTCAGCAGTTCTGTTTTCACTTCTGTTATGTACTCCTTGTGCGCCCGCGCTTCTGGCGAATAACGGCGACGGATAACCAAGATCAGAATTATGAACCAGCACGCGACAATCATCAGCCACCAGATAGACAGAGCCGGGTCATTAATGGCTGAAACAATGACGTTGGCCACCAGCATAAAGACCATAAAACGGATAGGCATCGTTGTTGCTCCTTAAGACCTCTTCCCAATAAAAATACCGGTTTCTATCTCCGCACGTTCTTCAGGTGTGAAGATGTTTTCTGGCAGGATGGCGGCAATTTTACCCGGTGACCATGACAGCGGCTCGCTGGCGCGGATCACCTCGTTCAGGCGGTCAAAGGCCTCCTCCAGCGCCTGCGGAAGGTCTCCTCCGTCCGGCAGGTCGTCGCAATAATGGTCGCAGCCATCGATCTGGCTCGGATAGTTAGGAGTGCAGACCACCAGCTGTAGTTCTTCCGGATATAAACCGTTTTCTAAGCAGTGATCGAGAATGTCGTCAACGTCGCTCAGGTACTTGTCGGTGCCATGCAAATGGAGCATTGCTTTCCCGTCCCACAGCTGGCGCTCCATCGCCTGATATCGCGCTTGCTCGCGCTCATCGTGGCAGGCCTCGCAGTAGCTGTTATTCGCCCGGACCCCGTGTTCGGGGTTCTTATCACAAAGCTGGTGGGTGCTACCGGCGAAGCGGGCCATATGTTCATCTTTACCCCAAAAGTGGCCGTGGCGGTCTACCCAGCCCGTCAGCGTCTGGATACTGGCAGCTTCAGTAGAGTCATACATCACGATCGGCTCTTTTTTCATTTTGCAGTTCCTGTGCATTGCGCCTCGGCGCTGTTTTTAATCACTAAATAAGTAGCATGTCGCTCAATAGCCCGCCGGGCCTTTCCGGCATTAATCATTTCTGCGACTAAGGCTTGTAGTTCTTCACCTTTTTCAGGAAGTTTCTCTATCGCGCTCGCCACCTTTTTCTTCAAACACTCCATGCGATAGTCGATAGCGTTTGTAATGTCGATAGCTGGAAGGGTGATGAGAGTTTCTTCAGGGGAGATAGACATCACGACTTCTCTCCTTTTCGGATTCTCTCTGCTGCATCTTCAATAGCTTTGCTGGTGGCTGGGAAAGCCTCTTTCATCTTGGCCAGCGCCTGGCTATGAGTTATGAAGGTGGTGGTGCCATCGTTGGCCACCAGATTCGATTCATACCAATCCTCCAGTCCGGCGACGGTCATATCATCCGGCATATCTGCCTGCGCTTCGTCGGTGATAAAGGATAGCCATTTGCTGGCTTCGTATATGTCGCCCTGGTGAATACACAGCTGCGCGGCCTGCATGCACAGACTTGCTTTGGCGAACATCCAAGAAATGCTTAGCTCACTGGCTGCACGCATAAGAAGGGAAGCGCTTTCGTTCTCCAGTTCATGCTTATGATCTTCCAGCTCTGCAATGCGCTGCGCAGGAGTTTTATGGTCAGGTTTCTGGATGGTGATGTTAATCCGGCCGAACTCCGGCACGTTATAATCAAAGGTGAAGAAGTTGCGTCCGCCGCCCCGCACAAACTCTGCTGCAAACATAAGAGCGGCGATGCTTGAGATTGTCCGGTTTGCAAAGAAGTATTCCAGGTTAACCGGCTCTTCACTCTTGAGCTGGTGGCCTGCTTGCTCCATCAACGCATAAAAGCGATCCATTTCGTCAGCCTTCTCCTTAATTCGCTTCAGCTCTCCGTAAAGCATGTCTACGGGTACGCCCAACAGGTCGGCGTAATTGTGGAGGGTTACGTTTACAATGCCGCTGTCGGCATGGTCAAAGGTGTTGCTCATGTCTTTTTCCTATAGCAAGCGAACCTTGTGATATACTCGTTCGCGATTGATTGGCTCGTAGCAAAACTACAGCCATGTGTGCAGCCCGGCGAAAGCTGGGCTTCTTTCTTTTCAGTCCTCTCCCTTGGTGCGATAGAGCGCCACCAGCACCGATAAAGCGATAATCATTAGAGCAAATACGCCAACTTTATCTGCGTTGTAGTCCTGAAAAACCTTCCACATGTGCCAGCCGATCACCAGACCAACCAGCACCATACCAATCCTTCTCATCGTGTGTTTCCTCGCTTCGCCATCAGCTGTGATTGTGCTGCGCTGCGGCTCAGGCAGTCGTTGACCATGCTGATCAGCTCCCCGTACTCCGCCACCAGCTTATCCAGCCCACGGCGGGCGGTTTCATCGGTCGCATTGCTCACGAACGCCTGCGCGCTCTGGTCACTCTTCATGGGGAACTCAACCGCAATACTGGCCAGCTCTGGCATGTCTTCGGAAAGACGAAGGCCCACAATAACTACGGGGCGGCCGTTTGCCCGGCTAGCTGCCAGGTATACGGTTTTCCCGTCGATAATGAAGGCCTGTTTGGTCATAGCTCTGTATTTAAAATAATTAAGTTATTAGAGCAATAATAAAGGGGGCTTCTCTGGTTGTCATCAATAATCTGGTATTTTTAATCCTCTTCCAGCAGGCGCACCATTGCGCCGGTTTCGCTATCCAGGTTACGGATGTAGCTCATCACAATGTTGGTGTTGGTCCAGCCGCCAGCCTGCATGATCTCCATAATGCCTACCCCCGCGCGCGCCATGTCGCGGGCAGCGCCCACACGGGCACTGTGACCGGACCAGGCAAGATAGCGCGTGGCATTGTCACTTTTCGCGCCGTAAAGGGTGCGGTGAACAGACTCGAAGATGTTTTCCAGCGCGCGGGTAGTCAGCTTGCTGGTGGATGATGGCCCGGCCGCGTCATTCTTCAGCACGCGGCAGAACAGGTAATTGTTCGGGTCTTCGCCTACACCAGAAACGGCTATCCAGCGCTCCACCAGCTGCGTGACGTTCAGGCTCAGCGCCTTTTCCACGCCAGCGGTGCTAACCAACGTCTTTGTGCGACCGATACGCACCAGCATGCGGCCGCCCTCTGTACGGGTAATATCCTTAACACGGATACGGGCGATCTCCGCGACGCGCAGTAGCGTGTTATAGGCCAGTCCCAAAAATGCCAGGTTACGGATATCCTTCACCCGGTCACTGCCGCCGAGCAGCGCGCGCACCTGGAGGAAGTCCCGACGTTCGAAGGCCAGCGCCTGCGTTGCTCGTTCGCCAGCGTCCACGTTTTCCTTCCGGATCCGACGCATCACCAGAGAAACGGCGTTACTGTCGCTCGGACGCGGCAGCCCGGCGCGCTTGTGCAGCATATTGAGCTGTCCGAGGTGCATCTGGATCGTCTTCACCTTGCACCCGCGTTCCTGCAAACTCAGCAGATAATCGCGGACGTTCTCCGGGTCGGCCGGAAACCAGGTGTGGCCCTTTTCCATGCACCAGCCAGCCCACGCGCGGCAGACGGACATCAGCATTTTCCATGTGTGCTCGGAAAAGGCCGCTTTGTCACGGAACATCGCGTGAAGGTTATTCCGCACGTCGTCGCTGGTGGATTCGACAGGTAAAGCGGGTAAATTGTGGTGAACGGTCAACGTATCGGTCATAAGTTAGTCAAATTGTTGTTTTCAGAAGAGTGTACAGCATGGATTCGGCTTTTACTCGCCCGCGCTGCGCTTCATACAGACACCAGCGGCCGCGTTCCTTCCGGATCACGTCTTCGCCTCGCGTCAGCGTCAGGTCGGTGGCTTTACGCTCGTACCCTTTAGCGCGCCAGTATCCGCGATTTTTCTCCAGCTCCAGATGTGCTGCTACGTCGCCCGCCCTCATGCCGTCACCTCTTCAGTATTGCCCACCAGCTCCATGCGGTTTTCATGGGGGTTGAAGCCATCTACCTCACTGCGTCGAAATTTACCGGCATAGTTCGGATCCTTCGTATAGCCGTTGAACTCTGGACAATGGTAGAGCTGGTGGCCAGTATGGAAAAGGCGGTAAAGCGGCTCGTTGTCAGGGAAAAGGATCTGCTTCAGTTGGTGCGCGCGCAGGTAGTCCATGCTGGCCACGGCATCGCTCAGCAGCCTTTCCAACTTGCGGCGGCGCGCGTTACCGTTACGTTTCTGGCGCGGATTTTCCGGGCGCTGTACATAAAGGTCAAAACTGGCCTTGTTGCCGATCCCATAGCGGCCCCAAGCGACGTACCACATATTGTTGATGTTGTACCAAGCAGTGCCGGTCATGATCCGGCCTTTATGGTCGAACCACCAGACGCGAATCCCCGGTGCCAGTTGCTGGCCTTCAGCAGATTTGTAGTTGTAGGTGTATGGGTTCTTTTTCAGGTACTCGGCCCAATCGCCGTTATTGTTCCAGCTAGACCGGTAATCAGCCTTGATGATGTCCATATTGGTTAATTTGCCGGGACCAATGTCGCTCCAGCCCGGATCCTTTTCCATCAGGCGGTAGCCGTCGAAGACGTTGGTCAGGTAGGTGACTATCCGGTTGCGGGTCCGCAACATTTCCATGCGCATCAGGTATGGCATGTGTTTTTCTTTATCGGACTGATAGCGGCCCTCGTAATCAGGGCGGTTCGGCGCGTTCACGTTCTGGAAAAACTCCAGCTCAATGCTGCGGCCGTGAAGCTTCAGATCAGCTTTTAGATCGCCTTTGGTGCAGTAGCGGAACTGGCGGGCAAAATTAACGCCGTACCGGTCAATATCCTCCTGCGGGACCACCACCAGCCAACCCAGGCGATTTAACGTCTGAATGACGCGGCGGAAGACGTCACGCTTGAATCCGCGTTCATAGGCATCGTCCACGCGCTCCGGGTTTTCCCATATATACAGGCAGGCATCGCCCAGGCGGATATCACCATTTCTTTTAATCTGTGCCATGTAACACCTCTATTTTGATTGATTGGCTAAGTAAGCGTGCGCTACGTGAATTCTGATATTTTTCGCGGGTATTTCTTCCCGAAAATTCACGTAGCTGCATCTGATCAATGATCACACAATCAAGCACATGTAAAACAAGGGCTTGCGATTGTGACTGTATGGATATACAGTATATTTGATCACGTGATCAGGGTAAATAATAACTTCGTATAATGTATGCTATACGAAGTTATTGCACAGGGAGAGTCTAACCACGTTTAGGTGTGCATGGCAATATAATTTATTAGAGCAATACAAAAATCACATCATAACGTGCCCTTTGTCAGAAAAGATGGCATATCTAGTTGCGCTTGTTTGACAATTGCTCTAATAAAATTTAAATTTTGCACGCCTTGTGCCGGGGGCCATTTCGCTTGCTAAGCCCCGGCACATTGGCCACTGATTGCCAACGTTAAAAGCAGCGCCGGCACACAACGGTAAGAGCATTGAGTATGTGACGACATCCCGGTAAGACCAGGCACATTTCCCTGGCGCGGCAGTGCTCTAATCGTTGTGGGTGTAGCTTAAATGGTAGAGCGCCTCTTGAAGGAGGAGTTGAGCGCTGCCCAAGGTTCATTACCCGGGGCATCTCATACGGCTGGCCAGACGTTATCCGGGTTCGAGTCCCGGCACCACAACTTGATCTTGAAGGTAGCGCCCAGCCGGAGGTGGCGAGTAACACCGGCAGCAATAGCAGTAAGCGGGAATCCTCCAACACCTGAGCCGCACGATCCCGAATGCCGTACGCGCCATTTTGTGAATAGGGACAAGAAGGCAAACGAGGCCTGAATGGTCGGACTGAGATATTGCCGCTTAGCCCACGTCAAGGGCCAATTACAGGAACATTGGGCTGCCCTGAAGGGGCTCTGTGATGCGATTTTCTAAGTAGGGAACTCACGATGGCTTTTACAACTCCTACCACTGATGATGTTAGAAATTATTCTAACGATTTGTCTTTAGACCTCACTTCACCCGACGCTGCTCGTATTCTTACCGAGCATCACCTCAAGCTCTCAAACCAGGACTACCGCGTCTCAGATGACGACCGGAACGACTTGGAAGACTCCATTGAGTACCAGATCTACACCCTCCTCACAGAATCCTCTTGAATGCTCTAATAAATCTATTTTTTTTAATAGATCCTTTTATAATGTTGAGAACATTCCCCGTCGCTAGGGATCGGGGGATGTGACTCGTATCATTATTGGAGGAACTATATGGTCAACTATGTCTATGGCGAGAAGCTATACAGGGAATTCGTTAAGTTTAGGGAGCAATTTCTTGCCAGTGCTGTTGAGCGCGCGCAGCATGTAGACACAGCAAGCGATGGGCGGGCGGTTCGTCCGGTTGTTGTTTTGCCATTCAAAGAAACAGATCGCATCCAGGCTGAAATTGATAAATGGACCGCGATGGCCAGCGAGCTGGAGCAGTATCCAGATCTTAACGTGCCCAAGACCATCCTTTACCCTATTCCAAATATTCTACGTGGAGTAAGGAAGGCTACAACCTATCAAACAGAAGCTATTAACAGCGTCAATATGACCGCTAAACGCATTATTCATCTGTTGGATAAAGACATTCGTATTCAAACGACATCTGATACGAGTGATTGGGGAAAGAAATATATAAGCAATCTTGAGAAAACCAAAAAAATATTTGAACAGTTCCCTGATGATGAAAAGTTCAGAATGAGGATCCATGGTTTCAGCGAAACAATGCTGAGAGTCCACTACATCTCCACCAGCCCTAATTTTAATGGTGGCAAGTCAGTGCCTTACCATGTTCCTTTGTGTGGGGTATTCATCTGCGATGAAACTTTACGGGATGGATTGTCCATTGGGCCAGAGTTTGAAAAAGAGAAGTTTAGCTTATACGACTCGCTTGAACCTATTATTTGTGACCGCTGGCCACAAGCTAAAATTTACCGAATGAAAGATATCGAAGATGTTAAAGGTAAACTTGCACAACTCAGAGAAAATAAGAAAGCACAATCAGCAGCTTCCACAACTCGCACCCGTAAAACAAAATCGGGAAATTCAGTTAATGAAAATCCCGATAGTGCCAAATAAGAATTAATGCTGGTGGCTGAGCCATACTTACTCATTAAGCCATGCAAGTGCGTCATCAACCTGCTGCTCATCCTCGATGCTGAGCACTTCATTCTGTGGAACATAGTTTGCCAGCATACCAAAGCAGTAGGTGTCCCAATGGTCAGGTGAGTGCAGATTCAGTTTCTTTTTCATGTCCTCTTTGGACATCACTTTCCACTGACCGGCCGAGTTAATTCCAACCGGTATCTTTGATGCCTCGTCAACGGTCGCGTCGCCTTTATCTAGGCGCATGCGGCCAGACTTCACAGCTTCTGCTGCCATCACATTAGCGTACGCGCGCTGATCAAAGTACAGGCTACGGTCTTCGCGGCTGTGCATCTTCTTACCCCAGCGGATGCGCTGCGCGGTGATTCCGTAATTGTCATACAACAGGTCGGCAGTGGATTTACCCAGGCCATCGCCATCGATCACGATAGAGATATTCGGGAAGCGCTCCGGGTTACATTCTGCGAAGATTTTCGCGGCCAGCTGCGTCTCGGTAACGTCCGTATACGCCAGCATGCGATAACCGATGATCCGGCGCTTATTGCGCTCACCTGATACCATCATGATGTTAATCACCGATTTATCGCGGCCTGTGCCACCAGCAACGTCCACGCACGCCACCCAGCCCCAGCCCTTCGCTATCTTCACCTTACGCCGTGTGGCGCGCTCAACCTCATCACGGCCCAGCAGGAAGCCGTCCTGCGTTTTCGGGAAGAGCCCGCGAACTTTAATCAGGTACATCGGGTTATCGCGGCCGCCGTATTCCGCCAGCTTCATCTTGATAAACTCGGCGGTAACAAGGGGTGACTCTTCACTATTCAGGATGATCGATGTGTATATGCCGTTCGGGTTGCCTAGACGCTTAGCCAGCTTGTGGTGAGTGTCATAGAAATAGCCGCTAGGGCGTGTGGGCTGTGACAGCAGCAGGATACGGTTATCCCGGCCGGTAAGCGCACCGGTCATGATGCTGAATGCCTTATCGCTGACGCCGGAGGCCTCATCAATGATGTAAAGCAGGTGATCAGCGTGTTCGCCGGCGAGCGCTTCCTCGTTCCCCAGGCGGAAGCCCTTCGGAACTACCGTCCAGACGCCTTTACCAGTGATCTCGAAAAAGGCGGTTTCCGTCAGTACAAAGTAATCAGCAAGCCATGGGAAGCGGCTGGTGGCTGTGGACCAGTTCATCTTGATGTATTTAAAGATACCGGTCATTACCTGCTGGATCTTGTTCGCAACGATAATCGCACGGGCACCGGGGAACATGATGATGTAAAGCATGATCATGATGGATGTCATATCCGATTTGCCGGTACCGTGGCCAGACGATACGGTTGTCTTGCTGCCCGACTGCTGCACCGACTCTATGATCTGGTCCTGCTGCCATGTTGGCGTTTTGCCAAACAGCACATCAGCGGCGCTTATCCAGTCGTAGCGGTACCGCGCCACCAGCTCACGCCAGCGCGGGTCTGTCACGCAGCTGCGGGCCATCAGTCATCCTCCCCGTACAGCTTGCGGGTAACTTCTTCGTCTTCTTCCTCGTCCTCATCCAGATCCTGCGCCAGCCAGACGGCGTTAGAGACGCCTTCCGTGTCAATATCGCCATAACCGCCTGTATCCACGATGTCGGCGATTTCGCCCCTGCGCTGTTCAATCCATAGGGCGGAGTCAACGCGGCGGCTGGCGGCCCGCTCACGGGCTTCACGGTCGAGATCTTCAAGAGATGGCGCACCGGCGGCAGTCTGCTCGGTAGGGTCAGGCTTATCCTGTTTGGGCGTGCGCAGCTCGGCGCGGATCGTCTCCATCAGCAGAGGCGGCACCTTCCCGCCTTGGGCTTCGATAAATTCTGCGGTTTCCTGTGCGCTCCATCCCAGCTCGCGGCGCCGCTGATAGGCCAGCTGCACAATGCCGGTATGGCCCATAGCCTGCGCGTGCTTCTCAGCTTCGCGGTTCTCTTTCCGGTAGTTATTGCGGATGCTAAATATGGTGTTAACCAGGCTGCTGATCTGCGCGGTGCAGCTGTTCAACATACTGGCTATGCGGTATTCAACCGGCGTGTCGTCGTCATCGTCTTTCTCGGTGCGCAGCTCCTGCACCAGCTCGATACAAACATCACGCGCGTTTTCCAGCATGAGGAGGTGTGAGAGGGTCTTTTCCAGTAGGGCTGTTTCGAGGGCGTCAGCGCCAGAACGGCGGAGCATAGCGCGGGCTTCACGCCGGGCCTCATGGTTATCAATCTTGTAATCGGCTGGCTCAAACTCAAACCGTTCGCCGTCATCGTCAATGCGATCACGCTCCAGGCGAGCTTTGAGTGATCGCTTAGCGCGAGTGATCACCTCATGATCACCCATTCGATCATCCAGTTGGCGCTTTTGGGTAGTGGCTTGCGTCAGTGCGCCAGCGATAACGCTCGTATCTTTTTGTTTTGCCGCGCTTTTACCAAAAGCCTGATCACGTTTCTTTTGATCACGCTTTTGATCATTTTGAGCTTTCCGGGCAGGTGATCGCACCGGCTTATTCGGTTTGATGCCGTCGGCACCAGTACCGCTGTCCTTAAATGCGCGCAGATACCGCCGGGCGGTATTGGGGTTAAGATTAAATTCTGCTGCATACTGCGCGATGGTATATCCACCATCACGCGCCAGCCGGGCAAAATTCTCTTTGTGTTCGTCCCAGGTCACTCATGCTTCCCTTGCAGTTAGATCTGACTTTGCGGCGAGGGTAACGCAAGTCACACGTTAAAAAGGCCCGGGGCCGAAGCCCCAGGCCGTTTAAGCAAGTTAATCAGGTGGTTAATGAGGGTAGTTAAGCTGCTGCGTGCGATGCTGGCGCGATATGGTATTGAACAGTTCACGGGCCATCACCCATGGTTTATGTTCACGCTGCTCTTTCTCGTCATAGGTCATGCGGAGCTCGTCAGTGATGTCGTTTCCATAGCGGCGTGGGGCGCGACTTCTCCGGAAAAACTCTGGATCAAGCGAATAAATGCGGAATTTGCGCGGACGGCAGTTTTCATCGACATACACTGAAGAGTGCTGTGAGACGGAAATGGACTTCAGGCGAAGATATACGTCGCGGGTATCAATATCGAGGTCGGGGTATTCGTTGGCCAGAATGACCGCTAATTCCTTGGCGGAAAGCAACGATTTGGTGCGGATCATGTATTCCGCAATCTCGTACGATGTAATACGTGTGTTTCGATTTCGGCTCATGTGTTGGCGTCCCTGCCAGTAAAGTAACTTCCTGTCACTTAATGGTTGAGTCGTGCCCGCTCAACCAATGCGCACATAATATCCGACTTTTGAGAAATAGCAATATATTAGAGCAATATTATTTATTTCCCGACGACTGACTTGTGATAGCACCAATTCCCTGCGCGTAATCGAAAAATAAACGCTGGTGGATAGCCAGCTTCCCATGCTTGCTTTCCCAAGCATCGCGATCGCGGACTATTTCTGCCTGGCATTTTTGGCATAGCGGTACCGCGTAAGTATCGTGCGCGCACAGACGGCGGTTAAGCACCAAATACGGGCTAATCCGTGCGGTGCCACCAGCTGCACCACAGCCACAACACGGACGAGTAGCCACGAACGACAGATAATCCGGCAACTTAAGCGGCTGGAGCTTCGGCTTTTTGAAATAGGCCATCCCCGGATCCGGGTCTACCAATACAGGGCACAATTTTTCACGCAGCGGAGCGGCCCTCTCTTCCATCATTCGAACATAAGCAATAGCGCGGTCATCGTATGGCTTGATATCGGCCTCTTTCATCGGGCCTGATTGCTCCTCCTCGTCCTTTTTCTTATTGATTGCGATACGGCAGGCCTCTTCCGGCAGTTCGTTAACCATGTTGCGCATAAATGCCCACCAGCAAAGCTCTTGCATGCTGAGATCACGGCTCTTAGGTAGGCCCATTTCTGCCCTGGCCTTCTCCAAAATCCAGTTAACACGGTTGCGATATAGCGTGTCTTCCAGCTCAGCAAAGCCTTTCATCAGATAATGGTTATCGTGATGCCAGCAGAGGACCACAGCGCTATTATTTCGCTCTGTGTAGGTCACATTATTGTCGCACCAGCTACGATCCAACGCCTGGCAGCATGCAACCTTCTGACGAAGATGTGCCTTCAGGGAATCGAAGCCCCCTAAGCGCTGGAAAACCTCTTCGCTCATGAAGAATGGCCGCAAAGCTTCGTTGGTGGCCATAGACTGCTCAGCGTGGATCACGCCGTCTTGCATATGGTCCATTAGCTCACGCGGTATCGGCTCCATCATGAATTTCTGGCCCGACTTAATCAGGCTTGCAACCTCATGATCTGCTTTGAACGAGGCGAGGCCGAGCTCTTTCTGTACAAAGGGAGTGATAACAGCTTTCACGGTCTTTACTCTTATTCGTTATTAGCCTGAATGGCTGGTGGCACGGTTTTCCCGTTGCCGGGCTTCCAATTCAGAGCGGGAATGATCACCGCCTCTTTGGGTTTACCGCATTCAGCTGCTGCGTCCAGCTCGGCATGAGCATCAACGAGCTGTGCAAGGACCAGTTCCACAGCCTCAAAGGCGTTCGTCTCGTCGATACCACGATCGTTAATTTCGTAGCCGTGTTCGTTCAACAGGTCAATAATGCGGACTAGCTGGTTATTCTTTCCCATGATTTGCTCCGGAATTGATTTCTGTCATGAGGTCAGTTGGTTCGAGTAACACGGATGAAATACTGGGGAACTTCATCTTCAACAACCATCATTACCTGCTTTAGTTCTACCTTTCTGCCCATACGCACTGCGCATGATTTCAGGCTGGCTTGTTCGCGGGCGTATTCCCCTTCTGAATAAGGCACAATCAAAATTGTGTCGCCTACTTCCATTTGCCGGATTGCTTCGGTCCGGGTGGCGTAATTCTTGTAATTGGTTTTCACTCCCCCTCCATGTGTCTAATCATTATCGGGCTGGTCAGCTTCATCACACACACGGTCCATGTGCTTCTGTATCCAGTCGGTGAGCTTCAGGCCTTCCACCTGTGCTTGTCGGACGTAGCGATTTTTGCGATCAGGGGTAACGCGCATCTGTATTTGAGCAGTCGCCGGGCTGGCTTCTTTCAGAGCGTTCAGGCTACGCGGGTCACGTTGTTCAGGCGCTTTAGTCATGGCATTCTCCGGCATAGAGGCCTTCAGGCCTTTGTCAGTCAAACGCACATTGTAATATTTCGTGGGCTCTTGACCATTATTAACGGATAAGTCCTCCAGATTTCGCAGATACGCTCCTAGTTGCGCCCGCTGATAGCCAATACCCCCACTCGTTTGTTCGATAATCACGTCACTCTTGAGTAAGCCTCGTTCGATACGGCGTTTAATAGCAGCTCGCATCACTCGCTGGTATATTTTGCCACCAGCAAGCAGTATTGAGCGTACGCCCGTAGGCCATTCTATTGAGTCGAAGCCAGACAGCGCGGCGATCATTTCATCTGCCCGTGCCTCTGTCATGCGCTGCTCATATGGTTCGATAACACGGCCCGATTCGATGAAGCCATGTTTTGCCGACAAAATGACAACGGCAGGCCGCGCTGCTGGCACGTTCGCGCGGAATGTCGAATACATCACCCCTTGATAAAGGGCCATTGCCGGAGCCGCTTGCCTGCCCTTTGTCGCAGAACAGGCCAGGATAATTAAGTTCTTCATATACGCTTCAGAACGAGGATTGCAGGCGTTCCGCATCTGCGGGACCACATTTGTCGTACACCTCGTTGAAGATGTCAGCGCTAAGGCCCAGCACACAATCCATCTCCTGGATTGCCTCCAGCGCATCCAGCGGCGTGCCGTTGTCTCTCTGTAGGGATACTTCATTCGGCAGCATGAATTTACCGTCAGTGATAGAGACGATAGCAGGCAGACCAACGCGCTCGGCTTCCTCGCCAGTATCCATCAGCCAATCAAAGGCGATTTGATACAGCCCCTCGCAATCGGTCACGGTCGCAGTGCCATATACCTTGTCGGTTTCACGCTTCGTCACTTTGATGTCCTTAGCGTCCCACCAGTCCATTTCGAAGATGTTGGAGAGGGTTAGCGTGGCTCTCTTTTCGGGACGCCAGCCAGTGGCTAAGATGTGATTGAACTGATCGCGGTACGGCTTGTTGACCTCAATGAAGGTGTAGGTATCGCCGATGTAGCCAAAGCAAAGGTGGTTGCGCAGCCAGACAGTGATCGCGCGGTCTTTGCAGCGCGCGGCGACGTTTTCATAGTTCGCCTTGATGTCATGATAAGCGGCCTCGGCATCAAACCCCGGCTGCTCGCTCTGCTGCATAAGGCGCGTCAGGGTGTTTGACATGTGGAGAATGGCAGCGGTTGAGTCTATGGCGTTCAATGCGTCCACCAGCTTCGGATCCGCCGGGGGCAGCTTGCTAACAGCTTCGCAAAGCTCTTTGATGGTGGTCGGGCCTTCGTTCATCTCCAGGGCGACTGCGTGCGCGGCGTTCAGGATCCGCGTCTTCAGCGCGTCGCTGTGTTTATGCCAAATGTCCGCCATCTCAGGGGAGGCCAGAAACGGGAGATTCTCTTCAAAAGTAGCATCTTCAATAAGCGCATTGGCATGACAGATTTCTACAGCCACCTCGCGCTCTATCTCTGTCATTTGCTGCCAAACATCCCGAGCTGCTTCGCCTGGGGCGTAGACATAAAGGGTGTTGTACGCATCATTCATCATGAGCGCTTCAGCGTGAGCATCAGCCAATGCGGCGTGATACTCGTTAGAAACGGTTTCAAACCAGCCACGGAAACGCTTAGCGATATTGTCACGGGCAGGAGTGAAGCATGAATAAACCTGTTCAACCTGTTTATCGCCGTTTTTATCGATGAAGGCGATCAGGCCGATGGCGTCATTCTGAACTGTGTAGAAGGTTGGGCGGAAGCCGTTATTAAGAAGAGCTTTAACAGCGAAGAAAAAATCTTTTTTAAGCATTGGTTTCATGGGGATGTCCTTAGTTGCCCGGAACCGCCGGGGCGGTGGCGCTAAATCTGCGCCATGAGGTTAATTTAATCTCTTCTATTTTGTTTGTCAATACAAACAAAATAACTGAGCATGTTAGCTCGCCCGGACCTCGCGCGCCTGGGTCGCCGGTGTGCGCAAAATGGTAAATGTCACTACGCCTTCCATGCGGATCTCATTGAGTTCTTCCCCGGTAAGGTTCTGCTCATCGTCAGTGACCAAACCGTTGGTTTTTACTCGGGCAAAGTGGAGTCGGTCAAACAGTGTGATCAACACCAAATCCCCGGGCTTTGCCTTTAATGACCGGTCCAGCACGGCATACCCTGTTGTTGTTTCAATAACGGCACTGTTTCCGTTTATCTGGCAGATCTTGTCGATGGTTAATCTTGACTCTACATAGTCGGTAGCTGGAGAGGGAAATCCCATTTATCCCTCCAGGCTAAAATCGTCATCCCAATCGGGGAGGGTCGCGACCTTACTGACAGCGAGCAAATAGCCCAAGCCGTTGGATATTGATGTAGGTTGCTCTAGGCCAAACTCGAAGTAATCAGGCCATGCGCGACCCAGCCAGAAACCACCGCCTACCTCTTTTGCACGCTGTATGAACAACCAACGTCCGGGGGGAATATAGTCTCTTTGCTCACCGCGCAATATGACGTCATAGTTGCTGTCTTTACCCATAGATCCTCCCGTAAATAATGCTGTATATATATACAGTATTTTGCGGGCGGCTTTTCGTCAACCGGAGCGGAATATAAAAAAACCCGCACAGGCGGGCTTAGCGTTTTAGATCGTGATTTTTATCGCGTACACCTTTACCGGATCCGGGCCAAAGTGCTTATGTGTGATGGTTTTTATCTCGTAACCCTCATACGGCATCACCAGGCGTCGATCGTTATCATCCTTGCGGGGATAGCCCCGAGTGATGATCAGCCGGTCATAATCGCGCCCAATTAGCCTGCGGCTCCAATAAGCATTTACCAGGCGATACTCCTCGGTTTTCTCGCCGCTCTTCATCGCGTCGAAGTATTCGCCATTTACGGCCATCTGTAGATCAGCCACCAGCAACCTCCTCCTGACCTACCGGCGGCACCATATAGCGCCAGTGAGTTGCGTCTTTACACACTGTTTTGAAGAGCGAAGCGGGCACGAAGCGGTAGCGCATATCGTCATGGTTCGTTGGTGTGAACGCGCATACGCGCTTCTCGCTGGAGGGATCCGGCATCTTTTCGAAACGAGAGATCCAACTATCCGGAATTTCCGGAATGTTCACCGGCGGCAGCGTCATCGGCGGGACGGTGAATAGCGGAATATCCTTGCCGAAGCCGTGGGCATTTGGCCACAGATGCGCGTAGGAGTGCCCCTCAACCCCTTCCAGGCTCTCCAGCTCCTCCGTATCGGTATAGGCCACCGGATCGCTGTTAAGGGCCACAGAAAGCAGCATGCGAGCCATTACTGAGGATTCAAAGGTAACGTCGCTACCTATGTCCTCTTCTGCGATTTCACGCAGGCGCTCAACGTCCATAGTCTCGCTTGCGAGGATCAGCGGCTTCGGTTCCGGGCTGGTGGCCAGTGCCAGCACCTCGTCAGCCCAATCGCGATCAAAACCTGGCATCGCCGGCAGCGTGGCTATCACTTCACTCGGCAGCGCGTCGATATATTCCAGCGCGGCGCGGGCAACGGCAGAAGTGTCGGGAACAGACTCGGTGTTCTCAGCCACCAGCGCATACTGTAACGTCCTGCTGAGCTGCTCGCGCAGCTGCTGGCAACCAGCATACTTCACGGCTGTGTCACGCAGTTGGTTCACCAGCTCTCGGTAAACGTGCGGCTTCAGACTGATCCGCTGCTGCATGGCCTCCAGCTTTTTCAAGCGTTGCTTGGCGGCGCGGGCCTTGTCAGCCAGCTCCTCAATGACTGCTGCCACTGCCTCGTTAAACGTAGCCACAACATGTAGAGTGCCGTCGTTTTGCGGTTCGACGATGGTACCAACGGTACGCTCTGAATCGTCTTCTGCCTTTTCAATACCAATGACATAAGCCTCGGTTTGGATGAAGATTGTCATTTCGCCTCCTGCTGCGGTACCAATGCAAAAATATCAACGCCTTTAGCCCAAATAGCCTTGATGGTTGTCCAACTGACAGGCACCTTAATTTCAATCTGTCCGCTGCCGTCACAGCTTTCGCAGTCCTCATCACCGAAGCACTCAGGGCAGGAGATAATTTTCGTTTCTGAGAACTCGCCTGCAAGGCTGGCTTTGCCACCGTTTTCGGCGGAAAGAAACCTCGGAACAACAGCCCACCCCTCTGGCAACTTGTAAGGCTGTCTTACTGGTTCGAGTTGTTCGGAATTACCGAACAACTGACGCGGTGCGGTACGATTCACGATTTCCTCAGGCGCGGCGGGGCTCCATGTGCATTCACACTCTACGGCCCCGAGCATCTGCCGACAGTGATAAGTGCCATAACCACCCGGCAACTGCACTACCGGCTCAGTCGTCAGCACTGCCAGTGCAATAGCAAACAGCTCGTTATCCATCACCAGCCCATCAGCGTCCGGATCCCTGCTGATGCGGTATTTATTGATTGCCGTTACCTGGCTGATGCGGGCGATCAGCTGGTCTTTGGTGAATTTTTTCATCGGTTAGTCCTCAACCTTGCTACCGCACAGCGGACAGTACGCGAATTTATTGGCGAAGCCAGGGTGCGGAACGGCGAAGCGCTTTGTCTTCTCGTTCCAGTCCACGATTACCTTGTCAAAGTCGGCTGCGGCAGCCTGCCATTCCCCAGCGAGAATAGGCTTTGTCCCGATCATGCCTACGGTGCAGTGCTCGCATTTATCAGTCATTGCGGGCCTCTTGCAGCGTGCGCGTCTGGTAATCATCAAGCAGGATGCGGAAAGCGAGGAGCATCCCGCGCTCCGGCACCTCCTCGGCATAGAACGCATCCAATGCCTGCATCATCGCCTTCAGGCAAGGGTTTGCTTTAGGTGCCGGAGGGGCGGTGTAGAGAATGCGCGTTTCGACGTCAGGGCGTTTTGCGAATCCTTCATACTGCTCTTTGGTGCAGTCATCCCAAAGGTCACTATCTACGTAACGCTCGCGCCATTGGTATACAGGTCCAGCCGCTTGCGCAGCTAGCGCAATACGCGCCAGCCCCTCCGCTTCCTCTGCTGGCAGTACGACATTGCTACCTGGGCCGTATGTTTCGCTCCATGATTGGATTTTCAGTAGCCGTTCTTTGGTAAACTCCATTATTTAAACCTCCCACACCTTTCCACAGGACAGGCATACCGCTTTTCCGTCGTCGCAATCCAAATTGACATGCCCGCACTTTGCAGGCTCTGCGGTTAGCGCTGCCAGCGCGATTTCAAACAGTGCTGAACACTGGTTTACATGGTTGCGGCCTTCGCCTGTTATCTTCGTGTGGCGGCAGAATGCAATCTGCTCTCGTGCCTTTGCGATTAACTGCTCTTTGGTGAATTGCATTAAAACCCCCTCTTGAAGCGCTGGGAATCGGCCACGGTGATTTCTGTTTTCGATAGTGCCTGCCGTCCGGCTTCGGTCAATTCGACCTTATCTCGGACCGAATTAAGGTAAGCTGTCTTGATGAGCCCCTTTGACTTAAGACGTCTGGCAACCGCTGTACAAAGAGTGTCGCTATCGTTCCACCAATAACGCTCAAATTTACCCCGCAACATCACTTTTCCTTCCTGGATTGCTCGTAGGGTGTTGGTCTGATGATCGCTTAACTTTGCCATATCACCCCCCCCTGTTGGTGTACGCGCGGCTGGTATTAAGGTGCGCCGCCACCACATCGGCATTCGCGCTGGCCAGCGTCTCGGAGCACTCATCACAGCCAAGATAGTAAAGCCCTGAAACCTCATTCAGTCGCAGCCTGCCATCCTGCACAGCTGTATTGCTAATTACCGTCGCATGCCACGTCATCGATTCACTGCCGCACTCTGGGCACGTTCTCATGTTGCAGAGTGCTGGCGGCGCGGTTAATGCAGTCAGTGTTGTTTTAGCCATCAATACCAATGCCTGGTTATCAGCAGGCATCTGCTCTACCGGGATCGCATACGCTTCATGCTGCGCAATAATCGCTTCGCAATATTGCTTCAGCTGCTGATTATTCATCATGTCCTACCACCTTAAACCCGTTGTCTTTGAGAACCTTCGCTACCTGATCGGCATAATCAAACTGTGCCGGATGATTGATGCGCGGCAGCAGAATCGGTACCACCGGCGCGGGTGGGGAAAGAAAGAGCGGCAGCGACGCGCCTTTTTTCGGCTCTGTAGTAATCGTGGCGAAGCGAGTGTGGCCTTTGATAACGCGCTTTGCGGCTTCGCCATCAACATAGAACATTGGTGTGCCTGTAAGCGTGGCCAACGCAATCTCTGCCAGCTTCAAATCGCACTCAAGGGCTGGTCGGGCTGCTTTAAAAGCGACCTGAACTGCCGCCATTCGCAGAGCCTTAACGTTTTCACGAGCATGCTCAATAAGTTGCTCTTTTGCGATTGTCATTGGGCCGCCCCTTCAATGACGTCTTCTCCGCAATGCATCTGGCCATTGCGGTAGCTTGGGTGCTGAAGAGAGTAGATAAGGTAAGTGCTGCCAAATGCGGTCCATTTGCCCTCAATATGAATCACTTTCCCACTCTGTTTTCTGTTCTGGCGATCGGTGTAATTAACCACCTCACCGACGTTGAATTTCGGCTGTAACGCCTTGGCTTTGCTCATATTGATGTGCTCCCGAAGATTTTGTGAATTTGATAGCCCTGCCAATTCTGGCGACATATTTCTGCTGCGTTGGGCTGATGTTGTTTTTCCCGAAGAGGCTTAATTCGCGTTTCACCACCAGCCTCCATAATGAACATAGGGTGGCGCGATCGGCCTACATTCCTCACTGCACCAACCGAAACCAAATGCTCCAGCAGGCGATAGGCCTTTTTGCTGTCACAATTCAGTAAGCGGCTCACTTCCCGGGGGGTGATCTTTCCGTTGCATTGAATAGTCCGGATAATTGTCCAAAGGTTATTACTTGCCATTGGCCCCTCCGCTGTTTATTGGCCTAATGCTCTCTAGCAACAAACGGCGGCGAAATTGAGGGGCACCCCAGCGTCTGCCGGTCCGTTTGTCGTAGGACTCGTTACGGCCGACCACCCAGGAGGAGCGCGTTTCATGGATTTTGAAACGTTTCTCACCTTCACTTGTGACTACAAGGCCGGTGTGGGTTTTTACAATGGACATCTGGTTCTCCTTATTTCGCTACCACGCGCGCGCGGCGAAGTAATTTGTAACGTGCCCCGCAACTGGTGCAGGCGGCGGTCATCGCGCCGGAACGGGTCTGTTTGAGCAGTAGTGCGTTGCAATTGGGACATTCCACCTCGGCAACGCGCTGCGCCATCTGGCGATCAATCTCTTTGATACTCTCTGGGGTGCGCTTGCGGGGCTTGCTCGGCAGGGTGAGTCCCAGCGCGCGGGCAATCTTCCGGTATTCTTTGCCGATCCACTTCCCCCCGGGCTCCAGATGCAGGCCATCGCCGATCATGTCGCCCAGCTTCACGAGCTGGCTGTGCAGGTGCGCTTTATCGTCGTCGTTCACTCTGCTGCCCCGTCTTTCACGTAGATAATCCAGTGGGTTTTGTCGGATTTGCCGGTGCGTTGACGGATAACCGGCTTTTCATCGGCCAGAACGATGATTTCTCGCATAGGGATCTGCGTTTCGTTCCACTTGAAGATCAGCACGCCATACGGGCGCAGCACACGGAATGCCTCGGCAAAACCCGCGCGGATGTCGTCGCGCCAGGTCTTTTTGTCGAGTACGCCATATTTCTGACGCATCCAGCCTTTTTCACCGGCACGCTCCAGGTGCGGGGGATCGAAGACGACAACCGGAAAGGTGTTGTCAGCAAATGGCAGATTACGGAAGTCGGCAATCAGGTCCGGGCGAATGACCAGCTGGCGGCCATCGCCCATCTGGATCTCTTCAGCGCGAATGTCACTGAAAACAGCGCGCTGGTCGGCCCTGTCGAACCAGAACATGCGAGATCCGCAGCAGACGTCGAGAATAGAGGCAGCGTCTGTCATAACCCACGCTCCGATCTGGTTCTGGCCACCTTTACAGCCTTCAGCCCGTCAGAGGTGATCATCACAGGATGCCAGGACGTCGCCTTGCCAGCTTTCGGCGGAGTAACAAAATCCACCAGCCCCAGGCGGTACAGCACCGGGATGCTGGGCGCGTTAACCGGCCGATGTGAGCGCGGGCCATCCAGGCGTTGTTCGTCAGCCTTCAGGCCATCGCCGCGCATCAGGTAGCGCGTTCCACTGTTCAGGCGGCGCAGGGTGTAAACCTGCGAATCAGTCAAGGAAAGTGCTGTCTTCATTTTTTGATTCCTTGCTCAACGTTTTTCAGGTCGTTTTCGGCAAAAAGAATTGATGTGCGAGCGGCGCGAAGCCGGGCTTTGGCGTTTTTCTCTTCGCGTTCCAGATTGGCTACGGAGGTGCGCAGCTCATCCGCGCGGTGGCGCAGCTGTTTGATCTCGGTGACGACGTGCCGCGCCTTATTGGCGCAATCCAGGATGTAATCGAACGGGTCCAGCTCCGATTTGCAGACGTCGCAATAAAAACTCCGCCGGGACTCGTCCACGAAGGTGCGCGGGTGCGGGCAGCGCTTTTGCTGATGCGTCTTTTCGTTTTCGACCTGCACGTTAAGAAGCTCTTCTTCGTTCGGCTCCGGACGCACCAGCTTGATGATTTTATTCTCGTCGTCGCTCACAGCGTCACCTCTTCCGGAAGGGCGCAGCGGCGCACATATTTTTCAACGAGCGGGCCGACTTCATGCCCAATCGCGGCGCAGACTTCCTTCGCGATCTCGGTATAGCCCTGCTCTGGCAAAAACTCAGTTTCGGTCATCCCCTTTCCACGCAGCACCAGGCGCGCGATGTCGAACGCCGGGCGGGTCAGATGATCGGGCAGCTTAAAATAAAAGGCCTCGCCGGGGCGGCGGTCGGAAATGACCAAGCGCTCACGATCCACCAGCGCGTTGATACGGCGCAGCGACTGGCTCACGGACAGCGGCAGGTCCAGCACGTAGCCACGGGAAACAGAGCAGATCTGCGTTGCGGAACGGTGCCAATAATCGTCAGCGCCTGCCAGGCCGCGTAGGTTTCCGACATAGTGATGAGTTGCGGTATACGGCAGCTTTTTAACCGTCGCGTGCCAGACGGCCAAAAGGATTTCTTTATCGTTAATTTTCAAACTTATGCCCTCCGGCATGAGCTCAGCAACTGGTGGACGTGGTAGCCACGCCAGTTGCGTTTGCATAGTTCGAAAATCATATTGCCTGGACCGCGCGCGCTGGCATCGACGCATGTCCCAAAAAGCCCGTCGCTCAGCATTACTAGGCCATCCTTAATCTGGACGTGCCCTCTTCCCAGGCTGTAAGAGATAGCCCTGCCAATTTGCGCATTAGATAAGCCGGTGATGCTGGCGATTTCACGGCGGGTAAGCGGGCCGTGTTTTTCCAATACATCGTTAATGAGTTGGCGTGAGGAAATATTTTTGATCATAGGGCGTCATCCCCCGACAGATCGCAGAGATAGCTTGCTGAGACATTCCCTAAGTGGCGAGACGCCTTCATATTGGCGTCCGGTTTGAAGCTGGTTACAGCGACAGTAAACATCCAGATGTAAAACGCTGTAACGGCCAACTTTAAAAAAGCATTCATATTGGCTCCAATGATTGATTGGCTATTTCAACAGCCGCTGAAAGCGTGCGGCTTGGTGGTATTATTATCTTTTGGGACTTAAAAAACAATATTTATTAGAGCAATTAAAAGGGTGACGTGCTTGCAAAACGCTATGGCGGCGTCCAAGGTCAAAAAAAAGCCGATGGGCAGAAACCCATCAGCATTGATTGTGACACTGTAACGGTTAACGAACGTAAATGGTCCCTCCGTTCTCTTTCTCCCATGCGTCAGTGCGCGCATAGCAAACGTCAAGCAGCGTTTTAGCAACTTCAGCAGATAGGTCATAGTTAGCCACCAGCTGTGCGTGACGCCGCGTGACCACATCGAACAGTGTATGAAGGCCTTTGCTGGCCAGGTCATCAACCAGCGCATCGTCCAGCGGCAATTCCGCATCAACTAGCATTAATTCCTGAGCCCATTCAACACGGCGCACTAGCTCAGGTCGGCGGCTTTCCATCTCTTCGCAGATCAGCTCGTGGAAAAACTCAATCCATCCTTCAGGTTGGTATTCTTCAAACAGATCGATAGGCTGGAAATTGGGCATCAACCATTCGTTGATACGGATGTCCAGGGCGTAGCCCATGTCACAGCAGAACTGATAAGCAAAATCCAGTTTTGAGACAATATAAGGCCTCTCGCTGTTGAACTGCTTTGGCGCTGTTACTCCATAAGCGAGCAGGCGCGGATAGAAGGTTATCGGACCCAAGGTCGGGTGTTCTTTCTTTGAGGTGAAACGGCGCTGAGTTATGCCGTACATCTCTTTTTGTAGGTTGCCATATTTGGTTGTTTCTTCCGCCAGTCGTACCGTTTCGGTTTTCTGCTTGGCATAGGCTATGCGCGCTTCGCTGAGGTCTTTGATGTGCTTTTTGATCTGCTGGTTAAGGTCTGCTACCTGTTTGCGCAGCTCCTGGCGTTCACGCTTAGCTTTGGCGTAACGTTTTTCAAGATTAACGGGATCAAGTTTCAACAGCTCTTTGTAGCTCTTGCTAAGGGTATTGACCTGCTGGTTACGCAGCTCCAGGAGCGTGGTAGTTTCGTTTAGCTTGTTCTCCATCTCCAGGCAGAACTGCTCTGCCTTTTCGGCGCGCTGTATTGCATCGTGAGTGGCTTCCTCAATATCATCCTGCTTCTGGCGATCGCGTTGGTCCATAAGCAGCTGAAGGTCTTCAAGCTCTTTCTCTTTCACGCCCAGCTTGATCTGCACATTTTCGTACATGTCCAAAAGCGAATTGTAATTATCAACTTCGCCGTTATGGGCATCTATTGCTTGCACCATAAGCATTTCTGCGGACTGGACAGCGTTATCAAAGAAACGGATGGTCAGATCATCACAGGTTACTCGGCGTTGCGCCGCGCGGATATTCTGGATTACGGCCGGGATACCGGCTTCGAGAATTTCAGGAATGGTTGTTGCAGTGATTGATTGGCTTTGTGCAGTAGCGGTCATTTTTAGATTTCCGTTTTGGCTTCTTTTTCGGTCATTTTTCCAAGGTATGAAGGCGGCAGCATTACGCAATCGGTGTCCAGCCCTTCTCCCAGCGCCGCCTGTAAAATCCTTGCCGGCGTGAGTCGTTTGTTAGGGTAGCGAGTAATAACGCTCTTTATACCGCCTGTAGGCGGAACAAACGCCAACAACCAGTAGTGGTACTTCTTCTTGAACAGGCGCATACGCCCTCCACTTTATTGCTCTAATAAAAAACATGGCGATAATACACCATGCTTTAATAAAATGAAATTATTAGAACAATTTTAATCGGATTCGCTTTCTGAAATCGCGGGCAGCGCGTTGCGGGAGCCGGGAATCCAAGGTTCTGACACTTGGCGAGGGCGCGGGAGGCCGTGGAAAAAGACAATTCGGCAGTTGTCCGGTAGTTGTCCGTTCCCGCGCGAATAGCGTGAGCTTGCATACTTGCTGTTTGGCAAAACGATGTCTGCTTTGTAGCTTTTGAACCAGCCCGGGTAAAGGTCGTGGAATGTGGCAGTATCGTCCCCCATCACTTTCCGTAAAAAGCCCTGATCGCCCCAACATTCTGTAGTGATGCAGCGCGCAATCCAGCCTTTAGGATCCTGCCAGAAAGCGGACCAGATTTGCGATTTTACGTCATTGGGAATCCACATTGCCCCACTGCCCAAGTATTCGGGATGATAGAAGTCTTTTAGCATCGTAAATTTAAGGGGGGGATTGTCTAAAATTGGCGTAATATCGCCAGTAATGACTGTATCCAGGTCCAGATAAAACAGGTCGTCTTTTATGTCCGGGCGGAATAATTCAATTTTAGCCCACCACCCACGACAATTATTCCATTTGTGAATGAGCGGGATGCAAGTTACACCCGGGATCCTCATGTGCTTCATGTCTGTAAGGCAGAGAATCTCGTAGTTTTTAGGCAGTTGATTCACCAGCCATTGGACGTCTGACGCGTTATAGTCACCGCCAGAGCGAAGAACGAGCGCAATTTTCACTGTGTTAATCCTTCAGTTGCAAAAGGGTCAGGTTGCCGCAAAACACGGCCCCTGTGTCGATGTAGTGCTGATTCCAGCAGGTAAGCGGTGCGCGTGTCGGGGTGTGACCAAACACGAAGCGATCAGCTCCCGCGATCGGGCCTCCAATATCATCTTGAGAATCAGCGATTCTGCCCCGGTTCCAAATGACGTCATGCAATGAAATCTCTTTGCCGAACTGATACTCATCCGAAGGATAATCAGCATGGGCAATGACGGTTTTTTCGTCACCGTAGTTAAGTTCTATGATGTAGGGCAATTGGCTTACCAGCTGCGCAAGCGCGCCCGCAAGCCGTTCTTTGTCATAATCAAGCTGGAAGAACCAATTACCTCCATTAGCTAACCAATGATCTACGTTACCGTTTTGGGATAACGCATTGACCATCATATCCTCATGGTTTCCACGCACTGCCCTAAACCATGGCATCTGAAGTAATTCAAGACATTCAATATTTTCAGTGCCACGGTCTATTAGGTCGCCTACCGAAATCAACAGATCATCTGCCGGAGAAAAATCTACCTTGTCGAGGCTGTGCATAAGATTGGTATGGCATCCGTGGAGATCGCCAACCGCCCATATTTTTCTGTAAAGACTGCCATCTATACGGTGATAGATAGGACTCATGAGTTCTTCAGCCATTCTTTGAGGGTCATTTTAGGGATACCGTCCATTTGCCCGCAGGAAACGACATTGATCTGATTGCGTGCAGACTGGAATAGGAGAGGCAAATGGCTCAGATTATTCGGTACGCCACCGGAGTGAACTCGCGGTTGTTGCGTGGCATCCACGCCCACCAGCGCAACATTTTTAAAGCCAAGGTGATAAGCCATATTGAGTGCACCATAAGCGCTATTGCCACTTGAGATCTCGTTTTTATCCTCACATAGACCTAATTTCGCTGACCAACGCCAGGCCCACCACTCCGGCGTATCTTTGGCTACTGGTTCCTCAACCCGTGCAGCCACCCGACGCATGCACCAAATACCGTCACGCTGTTCAAGTTGTTCGACATCGGGTAACGCCATGCAGTAGCGCACACCACGACGACGGCGGCCACGAGCCACTCGCTGAAGGTTTTCACGAGATGGATCAAGCGTGAAGAAGAATGAAGCCCGGTTGAGCCAGTCAATAGCGCCATTAACAGCAATAATTGGTACACCGCGCGGCGCCACGAAATTCAGCGCGCTGGGGCCGCTGCCGACGATAATGACGCGATCACCGTATTCAGGTTTATTCGTGGAAAACATTGAAGGTCACTTCTCCTGCTAGCATTCAAAATTTTTAATTTAGGGTGCCGTTCGCGTATGCGTTGGAACTGCTGATGCCACTTCATGACAGAGGTAACTGTTGGGTTACGCAAGCTGCCGCTGTGCGGGCCATGCCAGTGCGTTCCGTGGGCAATTGAACAGTCATATCCCAATAAAACGACGGTTTTTGCGCCCAACTCCTCGGCGAAGCTGATAGCCATAGCACCACTGTTAAATCCTTCTTGCGGTCCGCAATAACGCCTGTATTCAAGTGCGTAGGACTTTGCTGCTGCTAAGTTGGCGGTTATCTTTCGAAACCGTCCAGTGGGCACCTCTTTGCGGTACTGCTTCCACCAGGCGAGATCACCGGCGAACAGAGCATAAATATTTTCAAAGAGCTGCCAGGTGTTGTTGACCGCGATGATGGAGCAACCGCTCTTTTCCACTGCTGCACAGTCTTCAGGTGTCAGCGATGGACCGCTGGCTACACAAAAGACGGTTTCAGTCAGCGACTTCAGTTGCTGCGTTTTCTTCAGCAAACTCAGCCTCCAGACGGCGGTACATTTCGTTTACCAGCCCGTCAACATGGCGTTCAATTTCAACTTGATTGCGGGGCATAATGCCGGTGACGGCACCAGCGAGGTTAAGCGGATCATTCGGTTTGTTTGCGGCCATTTTTCCCTCTGCAAAGCAATGTGATACGCCGGAGCGTAAAGGAAGTATCATGTTAGATCTATTATACTAATAAAAATATTATTTTTTATTAAGCGTGAGCCATTTACTTTCGTTCAACACTTGGTCGATCGTGTGCCCTTTGGGTAGGCTTACATACTCCAGAATGGCCGTAATAGCCTGCTCTGCACCGTATGCAAGCACTGCGTAATAACCTTGATTCCGCAATCGGTTTAACCATTCAATCTGTTCAGTTGATGGTCCTTTCCCGTCTGGTTCCTTCAGCTCCAGACGCATCCCGTGATATACCCCGCGCGGCATGTCCAGGGACATATCCGGGTAGCCCTTCTTTTGGCCCTCGGCTTTCATTTTCCCCGCTGTTGCTTTAGTACGTTTGCCGCCGTTTGGCGTCGCGTGAAGCAATTCGTATATTTCAGGGTGTTTACGCTCGAAGTAATCAAAAATAATGACCTGCTCGTAATGTTCCTGATTTCCTTTACGAAGATCTGGATTTTTGGCCAGCGCTGCCAGCGCTATTGCATGCGGTGATGGCTCCTTGGTAGGAGCCAGGGACAAAAAGGGGTCGCTCTTCTTTGCTTTTTTACCGGCTTTCCGGGAGGCCGTGAACGCTTTAAATTCATCTTCTGTAAACCGAAGCATTTATCAATCCAGGTCTGACGGGCGACGGCCATATTTCCGTGCCATTGCAGCTTGCTCTTCCCTATGCCAGGAAGCACAATCCGCATCGCAATAAATACCGCTAGTAATCGGCTCATCGCAATACTGGCATTTGCCTGTGTGTGTGCGGCTACATGACCGTGCCTGCTCACGTATCCCTTGAATGGCCAAATCTTTGATAGTCTCTTCAACGTTGGCACTCAAATCGACTTCATCAGCATAATTAGACATCTAACGCCCTCCCTGGCGCAGGTTGCGCGCAGCCCGCAGGCTGGCCATTGGATCATAGGTCTTGCCGTTATCTTTCGGCTCTTTCAACTTTTTCCCGCGACGCTGTCGGTTATAGTCCCGCAAGAAATTAGTGTCACGATCAGGGATGTCCCAAACACGCATACTCTATATCTCGTTCGTTGTGGTTAAGGGATGAAAAAAACGCCAAAATATGGCGTTTTACATATTAATTAGAGCAATATTAGTTAATATTTTTCGCATGCTCGTAGATCAGCACCAGGAAGTACAACAACGTGAACGTAACGCAGAAGGCGTTGAGACAAAACATGGCCACCTTGCCAAAGGTGACTTTTTCAGAGGGGTGATGCACATCGTTTCGCGGCATAGCGAAGTCTTTCATGGTCTGTATCCTTTGATTGATTGGCATGGGCCGCTGAAGCGTGCGGCCACAACCAAAATATATCAGACCATTAAAAAAATACAATTTATTAGAGCAAAAATATCAATCAGCAATAAGCAGCAGCGCGTTATCTTTGATAATCTGGCCCCACTGCTCATGGCTGCGCTCACGGATAGCCTGGGGAATCGTGTTATCAGTGAAATCAATAATCGTACGCCATTCACCATCTTCTCGGCGGAGCTGAAATCCACGATTCAGCCCAACACGGCGAACTTCGACGCCAAACGGATCGGCATACTCCTGCAACGTTCTTAACGTTCCGTGTTTTACTTCGTGATAGCGTTTTTTCACCTTTTCACCTCCCAGGTATTAAAATTTCCACTTCCAAATCGCATGACTCAAACGGGTAATCCTGATCGTCCACTTCCGGCGGTACCGGCAGTAGATGCCAGGCAGAATAAATCTGCCCATTATTAAACCGCTCCTGACTGTACAGCGTAGCAGCAAGAAGCGTTAACGCAGGGCGTTCAAACTTGTAGATTTTGCGAATGTCGCGGTCAATAAGACGTCCAAAGTTACCGTAGCCGTGCTCCAGCAGCAGAGATTTGATCTCTGGCCAATACGGACCATAACTGCGATAAAGACGCGGGTTTTTAAGCAGACGTCCTCGCAGCCCCTTCAGGAAGAAATCAACATACTGCTCCTCGGTTTTACCCAAAAGCGCGGTGCGCAGCAGCCCTTCCAGATAGGTTTTGTTCGGCTTGATTGTATCAGATAGCGTTGCCATACGGTCATTCGCCCGGTTCGCCGGGCGCTCCTTTATGCGTATTGGTTAATGACGGCCAGTACATCTGCCGCATTGTGTTTCTTCTCAATAATCCACCAGTTGCCGGGGAAGTCGCTGTTTTTTGCCTTCGCCGGCAGCCAGCGCGCACCGAATTTCTCTTTCAATTCGTCTTTGGCACGGAACAGCACGCCTTTCTGGCCAGAGGCCTCCTGAAGACCAAACACCTCGCCAGCTGCAAACTTCGGCGCATACATCATTTTGAGGTCAGCGGTCGATACGCGGTAGTTGAGCCCCAGCGCCTGCGCGGTTCTGGTGGCATCGCCCTGCCCGACGGCGATCTCTTCCTGCTGTGCGTTACGCGCGGCGATCTCCTCTTCGGTGATGTTGCCCAGCGCAAGGTTGATGCGGTCGGCATCTTCCGCTTTCTGCTCGTCAGTGCGCCCCCGTAGCAAGTCAGCCACGCGGGTCAGCACATCGAGATAATTCTTCCGGGCGCTAAGCAGGGTCGGCGTTATCTCGCTCAGATCCACCAGCTTCAGAATTGCCAGGTCGGCGAACATGGCAACAAGATTATACGTCGGGTGATTGGTGGTCATGCCATATGCTGTTGGCATCTGCATAGAACCGTTCTGGTATGCGACCATGAATTTAGCGCCGTTATTAACTACCTCAGCGATTGCAGGGGTAATTTTGCTTGTTGCCACTGCGCCTTTGATGGCTGTCACCCAAGACTGCGCCAGCACTTCAACGGCATGATCAAGATTCGCCTGACGTTCAGCGGCAATACGCGCGTTAGCGGCATCCATCGCGGCCTTAATCTCAGCCTTATTGCTGTAGACGCTGATCGCGCCAAACTCTGACGTGCCCAGCTCGAAAGAAGACGCGCGGAACGGATAGCTGTTGAAGATGGCGTTGGCCACCTCCACCTCGGAATCGCCGTTACGCGTTGAACCTTCCGGAGCTGTCGCCGGAAGCTTAGCAATTTCGGCCACAATACGTTCCTGAATATCTTCAGGAGAAAGCGACTCGCCGTAGGAAGAGATCACGTCAAGGTAATCACTGCCAAATAGCTCGGTCAGAAAGGCCTCGGCGCTGTTAATTTTGTAGGTCTGGCCAGCGGCCATAAAGCCCAGCGCCCATTTTGCGATCGCTGACTTCAGTGCGCCATCTGTACGGTCGGGATAGACAACGTTCTGTACGGTGTCGGAGCTGCTCACAAACTCCATCGTGTAGCCCTGGTCTGAGGTCTGCATGGCGTAAGAGTCGGTAATTTTCAACATGCCACGCTGCTGGAAACGGTAAAAGTCGTCGCGGGAGATCAGAGCGTTTATGCCAGCAATCGACACGCCGCCGCTGATTTTACCCATAACGGCCGCCTCATCCGGGGTAACGTCAACCTGCTGTTGCAGCAACTTCACCGGCCAGGAGCTTGATTTGCTGCCCTTGCTGGAGAAAATCACTTCTACGTCCGCGCGCTGGGTGTCAAAATCCAGTGCTTTAATGAGAACGATGTCGCCGTTGTTCTCGTAATACTGCCCAACGCGCCAAGATTTATCGCCAATCACCAGGAAGTCTTTGCCGTGGTTGATCAGGTCAGGATCCGCATTCACCAGTCCTTTATTGATCGCGTCTTCCACCAGCGGGCGCAGGCGCTTAATGTCGGTTGAAGCCTTTTTCGTGCGCGCCAGCAACTTCTCACGCTGGCTGATAGCGCTGGTGAGGGCGGCTTTACGGCGAATCGCCGTTTTAAGCGAGTTGCGGTATTGAGACAGCAGCAGACGATCGCTGCTATAAACACTGCCCCAGCGCGCCTTCCATTCTTCATTTTCTGCCGCTTTGGCCAGCACCAGCTGACGGTAGCGCGCGACATCTGCGGTTGCCTCTTCCAGCTCGGTCTTGTTGTTTTCCAGCTGCACGGTCAGCGCTTCCACATCTTCGCCGGCGGCGTGCTGCGCTTTGATGTAGTTTTGCAGATCGACGGTGGCCTGTTCTTTCTGGCGGGCCAGCTGCGCGGCCTTCGCCTTATCCATCTGTACCTGCATCATCGCCAGGCGTTCCCCATCATTTTTGGCGGTGTACATCTGCATTTCGATCATGTCGTTGGCGTCGGCGTTTTCCATCTCCGATTTATCAGAGCGAAGAATATCGGAAATCCAGCCCGCTTTGCGCTTCAGCGTCTTCAGGCGGTACTCGTCAAAAGAGCCTTTGCCGCAGTAGTAGTGGACACGCACACTGGCGCGGTTGGAACCCACCCGGGCGCCGCGTCCGTTACGCTGAGCAATGCTCGCAGGGGTCCACGGCAAAGTGAGGTGATGAATATCCGTCGTCCCGCGATGCAGGTTAATCCCTACTTCCGCTTTTTTGTTGCAGATAATGATCGGGGTGCGCCCTTCCTGGAAGTCGGCGGCGATTTTCTCCAGCCCGCCCAGCGACATCTCGTTTTGCTGCGCGATATACGCATCATAAAGCGCCATCTGCTCGTGGTATTTCGCCAGCTGCGCCTCGGTCGGTTCGTCCGGAAGGTCTTTCGGCGGCTTAACTGTCTTCAGCTTCTTACCGGATTTTCCAGCGTCGGCGACGGTCTGCGCGTTGAGGATGCCAACCTGCGACGAGTCGATATTCAACGCGTTGCAGATAATGCGTTTCAGCTTCTGGTGCTGCGTTTTTTCGTCAGTGAAAATGATCTGCTTACCTTCCGGGAAAAACTCTTTTAGCGTGGCGATCAGCTTCGCGTATTTCGGCGTTACCGGGTGCGTGATGGTGCGCTCGTCTATGCCGAACTTCGCCAGGCGCTTATTCACTTCCGGCTCGAATGCCTCCGGCACCTGAAGCTGGATGAAATCGCCTTTGTCGATCAGCGAATATTGCGCCTGCTGCGTCACCGACTCATCGCTCTCGTCATCTTCGCTGGTGGCCTGTTTGGGCAGGCTGTCAGCCAGCTGCTGCACAGCGTCGGCGTACTCCGGCAGGAAACGATAGGTGATCCGGCGGTGGTACAGGTCCATATCCGTACAAACGCGGTCCATGTCGCGAATGATGGAGAAGATCGGACGCGCTTTCTCCTGCGTGGTCGTGCCGTCCTCCTGCACGATGGTAGCCATGCCATTATCGGCGTTGGCGGCAGCTTCGGCCTGTTTGCGCAGCTCCTCATAAGCATCCAGCTGCTCGGCGGTCAGCGGCGCATCCTGCTGGCGTTCATCCAGCTCGGGGATCTCCACGGTGTCTTTGACGTCTTCCGCTGTTTTCAGCGTCGTCCAACGGTGGAAAATGCCACGCAGCGCATCGAGGTTTTCAAAGCCAACCAGCGCCATTTTCTCTTCGACTTCACCGCTGATTTTCTGGACCGTCTCCAGGCGGGTTTTACCGAAGAATTTAACGAAGTCGTCCGGCCCGAAGATCCCCATTTTCTGCCAGAACTCTTTAGGCAGGACGTGTGACAGCATGTTGTAGGCGTCGATCGGGGTGTTCACTACCGGCGTGGCAGTCAGCAGGACCGGACCGCGGCCGCCGTTTTTCTTCATCAGGTAGGCGTTCTTGATCGCCATATCGCGCGCAGACTGCGCCACGGCACTGGTCGGCAGGTATGCCAGCTGGGAGGCCTCGCGCCCGTTTTTGTAGCTGTTGCGGTAGTTGTGCCCCTCGTCGGCGATAACACTGTCAAAGCCCATATCCTCAAAGTACGGGTATTTCTCCGCCTTCTCGGTACCGGTGTCTGAATACTCAGAAAGTACGCGCCGGCGTGCCGCTTCTTTGCGGTGAGAGTCGGACTCCATCGCGCTGGCCACACGCCCGGCCGCCACAAAGTCAAACAGCATATCTTCAGCGTGTTCGTCTACTGTTTCGTTACGCAGTGGGATACGGGCATACTGCTCTTTGGTAAACACCACGGCGCGGTAGTTGGAATGCGGGATCGCGTTCATGCGTGCCGTAATCGTCGCTTCGTCTGCCAGCTTCAGGCCATCACGCATTACCGGCGTGCCGTCGTCATTCATCACCTGCTTGCCGTTCTCATCGAGTACCGGCACCTGGCGGATATGATCGCCATCCATCAGCACATCCAGACCGACAAAGAGGTAATTACTGAATGCCTGCTCGCTCAGGAACTCTTTTGTCTCGTAATACCAGTTTTCCAGGACGGACTTTGGTACCACGTACGCGGTGCGGGTAGAGCGGCCATTTTCAAAATTGAATGCCTCAAGCGCCAGCGCGGTAGTGGTTTTGCCGAGTCCGGTACCGAAGCCCAGGATGCCGCGCCCATCTTCAGAGAGACGGCGAACCTCACTATTCTGGTAGTCAAATGGGTTGCGGCGGCCGCTGATACCGGTCAGGCCCAAAGAATTGCCGGAATGCTCATACGGGATGTTGCTGTTGAAAACGTCGTTATATTTGGCTACCAGCTCGTCGTAGCGATCGTGGGTTTTGATCCACTTATTAAACTGGTCCTCCAGCAGCGCCGCCTGTTCACGATAGCCGTTCGCCGTCGCGCCATCCTTGCCGCCGATGCGCGCACCGTTGAGGTACTTTTCCAGCTGCGCAGGGAAGCCGGTAGCGTTGTCGCCGGACTTTTTATCCCATTCATAACGGATCTCGCCGCTTTCCTTATCCTTGCGCTGCACCACGCCGTAGCGGTGGCCAACAAAGAGGCCGTCGCCGCCGTGATAGGTTTCGGAAACCATCTCGTCGCCTTCCAGCTGCACCGACTGGACGTAGCGCAGATCCGGATAGCCGCTCTCCTGCAAAAACTCCAGGATAACGGAGCGGTCAAACCAGCGGCTGTTGAGCTTGAAGCGAATGCTTTCGGCCGGGGTTTTAACGCGCTTCTCTTCGATGGCCGCCAGCTGGTTGAGGACATTGTTTTTTACTGCTCCGTCTGGCAGCTGCGCGAGAAAGGCCTGCTTGGGCGCGATGATTTCATTCAGATCGCCGCTGGTAGCGCGTGCGAACGGCACAATGCCGCCGTACGGTGAAACGGCAATGCCCGGAGTGTTGGCCAGCAGATCCAGCAGCTGGTCATCGCTGCCAGGGAGATCGCCGGTAAAGGCCTGCCGGAAGTCGTCCAGTTGGATAGGATCACGGGTGAGATCGCTGTACAGGTAGCGCAGCGTATCCTGATAGCTGGTGGAGTCGTAGCTGGCGCTATCGTCATGCGTCACCAGCTTGCCGGTTAGCTCATCGGAGATCGTGCCGTCGAGCTTAATCGCACCTCGGAATGCAAACCATGCGCGCGCGCCGGAGCCGGAAAGCTTCGCGATCGGCCCACGACCCGGATTCCCGTATCGGTCAATTTCGGCCTGAATTTTGGCCACCAGCGATAAGCGGCGCTGCTCAATGTCGTATTCGCTTTGACCTGCGGCCTTCATATCCTGATATTCAATCAGCATGCGGCCAATCATCGCGCCACGATAGAGGCGATCGCGGTATTTCTCCGGTTGGCTGTTAATCCAGTCCACCAGCTGCACCATGTCATCGCTCATCGAGCTGGTGTACTGCTGGCGAACATTGGCCATCTGGTCAAAGGTCATCGCCAGGCGGCCTTCGGCGGTGGTCAGGTTGCGCTGAAGCGCTTCCCAGCTATCAGCGCCAAAACGTGCACTGTCGATCACCAGCTCTTTACCGGAGTCCGCCTCAATCCAGCGGCCACCAACGAAGGAATGCCAGACGCCATTAATCAGACGCAGCTCCCTCTCATCAATAACGTCAGCGGTCGGCTGAGGCTCGTCAATATCCAGCATTGACCAGTTGATACGGCTGTCAAATCGGTGAATCAGCTTGGCCTTTAGCGCCTGGTTATCGATCTGGCCATCGGCGCGTACTTCAATGCGGCCCTGAAAACCTTTTTCCTGTGTGCCGTGAACGAACCGGCGCCCGTCGCGCTCAAACCATTTGCCCGTGATGAATGTAGGCCAAAGGACGTTTGCCGCCTCCAACGTGCTTTCTTCCGCCAGGGCGACTCTTTCCGCCATCTCTTTCGGGTGCTTACGCATCAGTACGACATCAACGACGGTACTGGTGCCGTTGGCGTCAAAGGTGCCGGTCGGCAGCCGGTGCGCGCCTAAAAACTCAGCTTTGCGGGAAAGGCGCAGGCGCAGCCGCTTCATGTTGTTACCGGAAACGATGGACGGCGGCACGATTACGCACATGAAACCGCCTGGCTTAATCTTGTCAAGCATGCGCAGCATGAAGTAAGAGCCCATATCGGTTTCTTCCGCATATGGTTTATCCAGGTTGCGCGTGTTATCGCGGCCGCCAAACGGCACGTTGCCAACAACATGGTCGAAGGTGTCATTCGGGGTGGTTGATGCCAGCTGCTCGAAGGGGCTGATCTGCACGCTATCTTCAGGGTGAAGCAGCTGATTGATGCGACCGGAAACCGGGCTGATTTCCGTGGCGGTCATCATTGTTCCCGCCGGTTTCGTTTCGTTGAAAACGCCGGTGCCTGCCGACGGCTCCAGGGTGTTGCCGACGTCTGCCCCATAGAGCTTCATGATCTCCCACACACCTTCTGCCACTGGTTTCGGTGTGTAGTATTCAGAGACGGAACCGCCGATCCCACCTTCACCAGTATACCCGGCCAGCGTCTGGCGCTGTTCATCGGTTAATTCTGCCCCGTCTGCCAGGCTGTTTAGCAGTTCAACGGCCCGTTCGTTAGCCTCGCGGCGGAGACGGTCAAAGCTTTTGCCTTCGACCTTTTCAACGCCGAATGGCACCTGTTTTCGGCGATTGCTTATTGCTCTAATAAATCTAACGATCTCGCCGATGCTTTTGCAGGAGAAAACCCCGCTTGTAATGTCCGCCATTAGTGATCCTTCACAAGTGACCAGTGTTAAATTTGCGCAAAACTGATGCGAAATTATTCTAATGAAGGTGCAATCTTGGCTGACAATAAAATTACCCTGTCCTCTGTCAGGAAAGCGCTGACTGACGTTTTTAAGGACGCGCGAGGGGATCACGACAACATCCTGTTATCTGCGTTGGCGGTCCAAGGCGGGGGCGGCGGCTATTTCTTTTCTCGTGCGTCGTCACCGGCAGCGTTGGCGGGGTTCCTCACAAACAATTCAGGCAAAGATGACGGCCAATCATGTGTTGTGGACGGGAGCCGCTATATCTTTGATGAGGCAACGCTTCCGGAGGACAGGTTACAGCGCTATCCGATTCTGGAAGAAATGTCCGTTTACAGCACCATCGCAACCGCGCTGAATATCCATATCACGCACGCTCTTTCATACGACAAAAAGACAGGACAGACCTTCTCTATATCCCCGGTTAACAAAGGGAATGAGGCGGATTACAAAGAAGCGCAAGCACTATGCGATGAGCTGATGAACGACATCGGCAAGACCATTAACAAAGAAGTGGCGGGCTGGGCATACATCATGTCCGTGTTCGGCGTGGCGTACATCCGGCCGCATGCTGTGGAGGGGATCGGCATTAAATCGTTCGAATGCTCCTATTACTCCCTGCCCTACTTCGTGAAAGAGTTTGAAGTAGCTGGCAACCTGGCAGGCTTCAGTGGCGACTATCTGAAAGATGCCACCGGCAAGATGGTGTATGCCGATCCATGGTCCCTTATTCCGATGAAGATCCCCTACTGGCGTCCGAAAGGAAACCAGATGCCGGTTTATTACGGTACTCGTCCTTACAGCCTGCTCGATGACCCGGAAACTCGGATGCCGGTAGAGACACAAAATTACGGCACCAGCCTGCTCGAATATGCGTACGAGCCCTATATCAATCTGCGCTCGGCGATCCGCTCGCTGAAGGCCAGCCGCTTTAACGCCTCAAAGATTGACCGCATCATTGGCCTGGCCATGAACAGTCTGGACCCGGTCAAAGCGGCGGACTACTCACGCACAATCTCGCAGACCCTGAAGCGCGCCGCTGACCTCATGGAGAAACGCGCGAAAGGGGCCAATAACATGCCGACCGTCACCAATACTCTGCTGCCTATCATGGGCGACGGTAAGGGCCAGATGACGATTGATACGCAAACCATCCAGGCAGACATTAACGGTATTGAGGACGTGCTGACGTACATGCGCCAGCTGGCCGCCGCTCTGGGCCTGGATTACACGTTGCTGGGATGGGCTGATCAGATGTCAGGTGGCCTGGGTGAAGGTGGTTTCCTGCGTACGGCGATTCAGGCGGCAATGCGCGCTGCGTGGATCCAGCAGGGCGTAGAAGAGGGTATCCAGCGGGCCATTGATATTCACCTGGCCTATAAACACGGAAAGGTTTACCCGGAGGGAGATCGTCCCTACAAAATCGAATTCCACTCTGTGAACACCGCGTTGCAGCAGGAACACAACGATAATCGCGATGCGCAGGCCAACTACGCGACTGTTATCACGCAGATTCTGGATGCCATTAGCAACAACCCTGTACTGGCGAACTCCGAAGCGTTTAAACGTTATCTCTGCTGCGACATTCTGGAGATCGACGAAAGCACGTCAGATGCGCTGGTAGCTGAATTGAAGGCCAAAGGCGACGAAGACGATTCCATGTTGGACTCCATCATTAAATCTACGCCAGAGGAACTGGCGCACATCCTTGAATCAGTCTTTAAAGAGGGACAAAACAATGACTGACGTTCTGAAGACGGTAACTGACCGTTTTTGTCTTTATAAAAACGCGCGCACCGGCCGCCAGAACGGCCGCAAATACGTGCTGGGTGCGGTAAAGGCCATGCTGGAAAGCAGAGAGACTCAGGAGGGACTGCGTCTTGGCGAGCTGTATGGTTACTATGGCCACGGGCGCCGCGAAATGACCGGTAAACTGGAGTTGCCGGAAACAAGCGTAATCATGGTAGAAGGCCGCCCGGTTGTTATCGACAACGTGCCAGCCTGCCGCACGGTATCCATCTCCGTAGATGACAACGGCGTTGTGACCCACACGCAGGAAATTCTCAACACCGAACCCGGCAAAATCGTTGCAGCGATGATTGAAAGCCGTGCAGGTGGCTGGAGCTGGGCGACCGGCGGCCGCCAAGCGGGTAACATTGCCGTTACCACCAGCTTCCATGGCGTGGACTATGTAACCAACCCGAACTACGTAAGCCTCGATCACCCTGCAAGCGCGGGAATGTTCGAAAGCGCAGACGCACAATCCCTTCTCGCCGAGTCGCTGGCGGCACATGGTTACTCTGATGAATCGGTGCAGGCGGTGATCAGCCACTACGGCAAGCTGGCGGAGCTGGAGCTGATGATGGAAGCGACTGAGCGCAACGCTGAGCTGGAAACTGCGCTGCTGGAAAGCCAAGGGCGCTATCTGGAAGCGCAGATGCGTCAGAAAGAGGCTGAGGATCGGATCGCCCTGCTGGAAAGTGCGGCGGGTGTGCGTGATGATGTGCTGGTGGCCATTCAGAACGAACTCGATAAGTTGCCGATTTTTGTAACCAGCAGTCAGAAAGAGGCCTTTAAGTTGAAGCACCCGGACGATGCGGCAGTTGTTGCGTCACTGTTCGAATCGTTGATAAAAGTCGGTGCCCGCCATCTCCCACTAACGCCACCAACTGAAATCTCACAGCCGCAGCCGCGCCAGAAGGTTCCGGAACCTGCCAGCATGATCACCTTCGGCAAGACAACAAACCCCTTCGCAAAATAATTATTAGAGCAATCACGGGTTGCGATCTGTAACCCGTTGTTGTTTAATTTGCCCGCCGGACGATACGCAAAAAAAAACCCCGGCGGCAGCCGGGGTGAGTCGTATCATTCAAAAAATAAAATATTCGCGAGGTAAATAATGCCATATTGCGCTGTTAAAAACAAAACTTTTTCTTTTAATAATGACGGTTCTTTCAATCAGTTCGGCCTGAAAAGCGTAATTCAGGAGATCTCCCCAAAATTACTTCGTCCGTCTGAAAAATATATCCTAATGCTTGCCAGCGAACATGCCACCGCCAGCGCTAAGCTCTGCATCTTCAAATCCCTCCAAACTATTGCTGATGATTGTGGCGTCAGCAAAGACACCGTTCGTCGTTGTCTCTCTCGCTGCGTTGAAATGGGCATACTCACAAAAGAGTTTGTGATCGATGAAGCAACCGGCAAACAGAAACCCTGCCTGTATACTTACACTCCGCTTTTCATCCGGATTGCGAAGGCGTTTCGTCGTCTTGCCGACAAACTCAAAAGCCGTCGTCAAAAAGATTTCAAAGATGCCCGCTCCCGTTTTAACACCCTGCTCGAACGCATGGTGTTCCGTGTCAAACTTGGTCTTTTCTCACTTAAAAAGAAGCTCTTCTCTAAGGGGTACCCTCCTAAATCTGTCGTAAAAGAGGGGTTGCAAAACGCTACCCAGGAGGGTGGCAAAATAGAGCCCAATAATGTACTTACTAATAAAGTAAATAAATACGCAGCCACTGACGTCGGCGCGAAGCGCGACGCAGTTGGCGATCATGAAAATCAAAAAGCAGCACGAAAAGATAAGCCAGAAAATGGAGCTATCCGCTTCTTTCAAGATCTCGCAAAAAATTTCTCATCCATCGCGACACGCAGAATGGAGGAAAATAAAAAATTAGTTAAAGGTTTTTCGTTAGAGCAAAATAGTGTCAAGCACGGCAAACCGCTGCCAGAACGCCGTGCTGGGAAAGCCCCCCAGGAAGGGTTTAACCATACCCGCTTCCTGAAGGCCGATCGGATAGCTGAACAGCAATGGGAAGAACGCCAGCGGATCGCGCGTGATAACCCACGGGAAAAACAGATTCAAAAGCTCGCAGAAATCAGGACTCTTCTGGATAATGCGAAGGCACAAAAGGTAGGAATATGATGGAAACCAAAACCCGCAAGCTTAAAAAAATTTACGTACCTGGTGAAAACGGACTGGTACGCCCGAGGACAAAATCCCGCCCCGCAGGTAAGCGTCCAACAAAGGTCAAAAAGCTGGATTTGAAGGATGTACGCCCGCACCAGCGCAAGCTGATCAACCACTGGCCTGATCTGTACCGTAACGGACGTATTCTGCCGGTTGCAGTCGGCATCCGTGAGGCGATGGTGGAGGATCTTAAAGCGCGCGGCATCACAATCAATCCGAAGAGGATCGCAAGCGAACTATCCTCGGCGCTGAACACCGAAAACTATCAGCGACGTATCCTCTTCATGAAGCACCGTTATGGCTTGGATGGTAAGCCGGTCGCGGAGATAACCGACCAAGAGCGCGAATACGCGTATCAGAAGCTGGCTATCAAAATGACGGAACGTGGACGCACACCGCCGCGCCCGGGATTCTGGAAAGCAAAAAAGGCCTTCCGCAAAAAACTGAAAGGCCAAAAACCAGTTATACCTGCTTCCTCCTCCTAAAATATTTACGCGCCGCTCGGCGGGGGCAATCTGAAGTGGTCCCCCCTTGCTGCATCAGGCGCGCCGCCATACTCATGAACGTCAGACATAGCCGCATCCCTGCATAAAGCAGCGGATCCAGCGGCCATGTTTCATTCCAGACCGAAACTGCCATGAAAATGGAGTCACACACGATTGCCGCCAGGGACAGCTTCATCGTCGAAAGGCGGCGAAGCTGGCGACGTTTATTCATTGCCGAGCCCTGCCAAACAAAGCTGGCGCTCTTTCTCCCGGCGGATCTCAAGCCCTCGCAACCGCACGCCACCAGCATTAACAAAATCCGGCAGGTGATTGCACATATTCACCCAATTCCCGGCCTGCGCCCATTTATGGATCGACGTCTCAACGCGGTGCTGCTGCGCTTTGCTGTAGTAGGTTCGCAGGCTCCCACATCCCATATTGAACGCAGCGCTGGTCATTGCGCTGAATGTATTGTCGGGCATGTCCTTGCCCCGGAAATGCTGATCAATACAGCGCTCCGCAACCAGAATGTTTTTTTCCCAATCGGCGGCAATCTGCTGGTCCGTCTTTCTCACGCCTGGTTTAACGTTGTGGGTATTGCCTACGCCGTCCGTCCACTTCCCAGCGGGGCAAACATACGGATCGCGCCGGCACTGTTCGGCATTACCGATCAGCTCCAGCCCCGCCTCGTTGGTACGCACCGTTCCATGCCCCAGGACGATGCTGATCATCATCCCAATGGCGCAAATGGCGCTCCCGCCCACTGCTGTCTTTTTTTTCATCTTTCAGCCTCACAAGTGATCTGCTTTACGATTACCACTCGACCACTCATGCAAGCGCACGCGCCTCCGGGCGCGTTTTTTTTGGCTGGTGGGAAATCGTATCCCAAATCGCTTGTTGAACGTCTTACGAATCGTTATTTTATTGCTCTAATAATTATTGTTTTTAAGGACCATAATCAGTGGCACAGCGCGGTGTAAACAAAGTCATTTTGGTGGGCACGCTCGGACAAGATCCTGAAGTGCGTTACATGCAGGGCAATAAAGCGGTGGCTAATCTCAGTCTGGCCACAAACGAAAGCTGGCGCGATAAACAGACCGGCGAAATGAAAAAGAAAACGGAGTGGCACCGCGTCGTGCTGTTCGGCAAGCTGGCGGAAGTGGCTGGTGAATACTTAAAGAAAGGTGCCCAGGTCTACATCGAGGGTCAGCTTCGCACGCGCAAATGGACGGACCAGACCGGTGTTGAGAAGTACACCACAGAGATTGTCGTAGGGCAGAACGGCTCTATGCAGATGCTCGGCGGCCGCCAGGGAGGCGGCGCTGGCGCAGGTGGCCAGCAGCAAAGTGGATGGGGGCAGCCACAGCAGCCGCAGGGCGGCCAGCAGTTTAGCGGCGGTGGCCCTGCCCAGCACAGCGAACCGCCGATGGACTTTGATGACGACATTCCGTTTGCGCCGATTGGCCTACCCTTCCCCCGCCACGCTATCTACAGTCTATAAGAAAAAAGCCCGCGTTTTGCGGGCTTTCACGTTAGTTTACGCTTTGATCTCCATCCGTATCGTAGCCATACGATTCGTCGTCATCGCCTTCCACTTCAGGCCAATCCACCAGCCAGCCAGCGATCTCGGCGCTACGCAGAACAAAGCTACACTCGGCGTCCACGGTATTTACGGTGCCGGTAGCGGAATTGGGCCGCAGAGCGCGGATTGCTTCAGCGATCTCTGCCAGCGACACATCGCCTGTAACCTTAGTGATCGGCCCGTCCTCAAACTCCACTGCTCCCTCTCGGCCATCGGGAGACGTGATCTTAATGGTTTCCATCATGTAGCTCCTTCACGCAGCCCAGCGCCAGCTCAAGCAGGCCATCATTATTGATGATAGACCTCGCGGCCATATCTTTATCGCGGTAAAGCTGAAGCGCCATAGAAAATACCTCCGTGCTGCTGCACTTCATCAGGCTTGGTTTCTCGGAAGAGATGCTGCCGGACGGGTTAACCTTGTTGTTCATGTAAATTTTCGAGACGTACTTACGGCTAAGAGACGTCCGGACAAAGTATTCTGGTTTCCGGCGGTTTCCTAAATTGCCGTAAGTTACAGAGGATGAGAGGCTTTTCGACTTCAGGAACGAGCGGGCCTTTTCCAGCAATGCCGGATTGGAAAACTCCAGGTGGTGCCCTACTTCATGCCAAAGCACATGCACGTCGTCAGTGGAGCCATCCAGCACGATCTCCCCTCTTTCGTTAGCATACGCGCGCACACGATCGGCATGTTCGATGCTCTTCAGCGTGCCGAGCTTCCCGCCGGTCAGCCGGTAGATGCTCTTCAGCTCACGCTTAATATCAATGGGCGCCCGCCACTCATGCGGCCCACTGAATTTTTCCGCCAGCTGGTCATCCAGCTTCACGCCGGATACCCACGTTTCCGCCTGCTCTTCATCGACCGTTGATTGTTCGATCACAGCGTCAAAAGCTGCCTGCACCTTACCGTGGATTTTGTCTACCAGGCTCGGTGAAAGCCCATTTCTGAACGAGGCTACAATATCCATCAGGCGCAGCGCCCTGCTATCATTGTCGCCATATTGACTCGCAACGTTGCGCTGTAGAACACGCATCGAGTTATACAGGGATGTGTTTTTTTCGCTTATGGCGTCATAGAGATACCGCCCCAGCTTTTCTTCGTCGTCGATTACCTTGTTGATCTCGGAGATGTAAAAATCCAGCAGGTAGCGAGTGTCATTATCCACCACATCCAGATCCAGCACATACTCAAAATCTGCCTGCCAGCCCTCCGCCCTATTTTTGATGGCGATCGGCTTATTCAGGCCTGCTACCGCTGCAATATCCTTACCGGCAGCCATGACGCCTGTAATATCGCGGGCGTCGTCGGTAATGGCCTTACTCATGGCCTGAAATGCCTTCATGACCTTCAGCGGGTTGTCAGCACGCGCCAGCGCCTTATCGAATTTCGCCAGGTAATTTGGTGCGATGCCTGAATGCTCATGAGCCCACGAAAGCGACGCAACTTTCAATTCGCTAAGCGTTAGATCATGGAATGAGGTGTGATCGCCGAAAAGCCGATCCAGACGGCTGATCACCATGCTAAGCGGCGCTATAGTACCGGTTGCTGCCAAAAACTCTTTGACGCGATAAGGCACCGCCTTATCCCACTCCAGCGCAGGCGGCAATTCACGATTTCGTATCGCTGCTTTGATCGCTTCAAACGCCGGGGTGCTGTAAGTGGCCATGCGTTGCAGTGTCGGAAGTGCGTTCTTGCTGATACCCAGCTCCTGGACCCAGTTCAACACTTCACTTGGCATCAGGTTGAGGTAAAACCCCAGCGCCGCCACGGCATTATTATCGTCAGGCTCAGGTTTTGAAACGAGCTTAACCAGACTGATCAGGTCGTCAATGCCATTCGCGTTGCGCAGCAGCATGCCGATGTACGCCCCCATATTTAAGTATTGACCACCAGCACCGACAGCCTCAAATAAGCCGCCAGTCATTCCCTGCATCCCTTCGCTTTCCAGTTGGTCAGACACTTGGCGGAGAATATCCTGAAGCGATACCTCACCGCCGCCGAACATATCCCCCAGCGCCTGACCCTGGTGCTGCAATTCTTCATTGATGCGCTGCGCCATCAGCTTAAACGCGGTGGCCATACGTTTCGCGCTGCGGTTGTTTGCCACGATAAACAGCGCCAGCGCTTTTACCTCCGGCGTTGTCTCATTGAACATATCGCCCTGTGCGATCACGTCGCTGATATGCTGGCCAGACTCTTTCGCCTGCCGCACCAGGTCTACCGCATCTTTGAGCGCCGAAAGAGCCTTTTTATCCAGGGAATCGACAGTCTCAATACCATCAACAAGGGTATTTACAGCCTGCTTATGCGCCTCCCCGGAGATGGCCTGCATTTGCACGAAGTCACTCGCGGCGGCGTTCAGGGCCGTCAGCACGTTACGCATATCAGGATCCGGCTCTTCGGCCACCATGCGCACCAGGCGCGCATCTTTATACGCCTTCGCAAAAATAGCGTTCTGCACGCGGTCAACCAGCTGCCGGGTTGGCCGCCCGTCTTCCGTAACCAGTCCCGCCGCCTGCGTTGCGCCGACTTGCGTCATGAAGCCACGGATAAAGGCGTCATTGCTTCGACTAAGCAGATCACCACTCTCGGACGGGTTAAATAGCGACATCATCCCTGGGGTGATGCTATCTGCGTCTACGAAGGCCTTTTCACTGGCTGCCATCTCCTGGAGATCAGAGATATTAGAGTCTTTCGCAAACTGTACCCGGTCTACTTTCGTCAGGCGCCGGCGCACTAATACCGGTGCCGCCATCGAGGAAACTTTTTCCGGGCTCAGGCCATAATCAGCGGCATGTTCGATCAGGTAGTCGCGATATTTATCGGCGATCCCGTCCTGGTAGGCCTTGATGATGCCCATTGTGCGGCCATTCCCCGACTCTACAGCGTTGTCCTCACCGATAATCGGCGCGCCGTGGCTCGACAAACCTGAATCGGTTAGCTGCGCCGGGCGGAGGTCTTTGGAGATCTGGTTAACCTGTAAGAGGCTGGATGCGCGGGTACGATCGCGCGGTTGTAACTCTTGGGGGTACGCTGGATTTATTTTCCCGTCCAGCGTGTTGGAAACGAGGAGCGCGGCGGCATCAACAATGTCAAAAGCCGTTTTTACCTCATCGCCTTTCGCCGTCACCACATAGGAAACCCGCCCGAATTCGGGCAGGTTCTTCAGCAGTTCAATCAGCGTGATCATGCTGGTGGCCATGGCCACCTGTTCGCGTAAGCTCATCCCTGCGTCGCCTTATGCTGCCTCTTGCACGTTGGCGTCAATCCATGACGCCGTGTGTTGTTTAACCTGGTCCAGATCGATATAAGTGCCAACGTACTGGCTCAGGTCCTGGAGCGTACTGATAAACGCTTCAGAGTTTTGCTTCAGGAATTTATCCGCCAGAAAATCGGCAACCAGCTGCGGCACGTTGTCGGTCGGCGGCAGTTCTTCCGGATTAGCGCCGGTGGCGGCGCCGTATCCCATCTGCTGCATTACCTGATCAATCTCATCACTGACATCCAGCAGATCCAGCCCGGTCGCGGTCGCCGCCTTTGACATGAGCTCATCGAGCTTGTCACTCAGATCCATCAATTCAAGCGCGGAGAGCTTCATGCATTTGCCCCCTGTTTCTGAATGGCTACCAGCAGATCAGCAAGATGACGCGCAGCAGCGTTCACCAGCTCCTCGTTTTCGTCAAAGCGGCCTGCGGCCTGAAGCGCAGCGATTGCCTCGCGAACGCTACTACGCGCGTTGCGAATTTCCAGCATATCGCTGCTCTGCATGCTGCTAATGCTATTCAAATAGTCGATCGCTTGATTGGCGGCTTTGTCCGCTTCGCTAATCTCTGGTTCCGGTGTCGGCTCCGGTGTCGGCTCCGGCTCCGGTTCTGGCGCTGGTGCCGGTTCTGGCTGCGGCTCTGGCTCAGGTGCCGGCGCGTTATCAGCAACCTCCTGCTCAAGCGCGGCGATCATGCTCTGCACCAGTTTTTCGGTGCCTTCTCCCTGCGGGTAAGCGATGTTGGGGAAGGTTTTCTGGAAATTCATCTTCAGCGTCGCGCGGAAGTCTTTAGGCGCGCTGGTGGCCATCTCCAGGTATTGCTGCGCATATTTGCTGAACGGGCCGCTGGCCAGCGTTTTAGCGAGGAAGTCAAAGGACTGTTCACCCGGTAACAATTTCAGGTCAAAGTTGCGCATCTGCTCATCAGAAAGCGGTTCATCGTATGTAATGATGCCGTGGCGGGCATAAGCATAATACGGATCATCAGCGTCAGGGCGCGGCAGGATACCGGCATTGTCCGGCGGCACTGCGCCGACGCCAGCAGGGCGCATTTGAAGCGCGTAACGATACTTGCCGCCTTCAGGCGAAGGCGTCGGTTCCGGGGCTGGCTCAGGCTCCGGAGCGGGTTCAGGTGTCGGCTCTGGCGCGGGCACAGGTTCAGGCGCCGGTACAGGGGCGGGTTCTGGCTCATTGGGAACAAGGTATTGCTCGGCCTTGCCCGCCTTGTAGGCCTTAAACAGTTTGCCGATCGCCGCCTCAAGGTGTACGCCCTGAATAGACTCAGCCTGTATCTGATAGCGGCTGCCGTCAGGATCCGTCAGCTGGATATAACCCTCGCCGTCAACAATGCCCTGCCGCATCTCTGCGCCATTGCTCAGTGTTACGCGACCATCCATGTGCATGCGGTTTTTGATACTGGCGAGGCGGTCCGTCAGCGCACGCGCATGGCCACCCGTCACTGCGACGGGAGTATCATCACCCCGCCCGCCAGTGCGGTTAAGCTCGTCAATCTCGGCCTGAAGCCGCTCATTTTCTTCAATAAGCTGGTCTGCCTGCGCGGAGACGGCGTTTACCTGCTGTTCAAGGTCCGCGCCCTGGCTTTGAACAGTTGTTGCCTGCTCAGCAAGCTCGCTCAGTGCATCCTCTTTCTGATCGCTATCGGCCTGAAGCTGGTTGATCTCGTCAACGAGAGCCTTTTTCTTTTTCTGCGCACGTTGGAATTTGGCAGTATTTTTCTCCGCCAGGTTGGCCAGCTTCATTGTGACTTGCGCCAGCGTCATATCACGTCCGCTCATCGGCGCGACGGTATGGGTAACGTCTTTTTTGTTTAAAAGAAACTGGAAGGCTACCAACGTGTCGGTATTGGTGATCTTCTTATCCGCCGTTGGGCTGTGAAACAGGACGCTGATTGTCTGACCGTCGCTCAGTGGGATAAGGGCCGGGAGGACCGGCAGGCCATTCACATTACGAGCCCGGCCAACTTCAGCACCGCCAATTTCCCGCGTGCCGCTCTGTGGGACGTCGCCGGTTTTATCGCTTCCGGCGGTGATGCTGGTGCCTTTCAGCTTCTGGTTCAGCGTGCGGATAAACGCGCGCATAGTGCGGCTCAGTTGCAACCGTGTAGACGTGATTGCTTCCAGCAACTCGCCCGTTTGCCAGTGGATCGGTGCATCATAGAAAAAAGTGGCTTCCAGCTCTTCCATGGAGTTCGCCTCAGTCATCAGAAAGCGGCTTTCACCTTCCATCAGTGCGCGATACTCGTCATCAGTAATTGGCAGCGGGAGAACATCTAAACCCGGCTTGATGGTCACTGCCTTGTGAATATTAAAAACGTCCATATTATTTCCCTGTCCTCAGCTGTTTAAGGCGCGTTTTCAGCTCAGTATTTTTGGCTTTCGCGTTGTTCAGCCGCGCCGTTTCTTTATCCATTCGCCCGCGAAGATCGGTTATGACCTGCTGGCTCACCGCAACATGGTTTTGAATGGAGCGGTAATTCTGCGTCAGCTGCGCATTACGATCTTTTGCCTCCTGAAGCTGCTGGAAGCTGGATTTTACTGCGGGTTTTTTATCGACAGGGTTGGCTACGCGCTTGGCTTTTGCGGCCAGCGACTTCCGGAACTTCACCGAATTGTTTTGCACTGCGCGGCCCATGACGGTGCCCAGCGTTTTAACGTCCGGCGACTGCGCATTTGGGATTACTCGCCCGTTCAGCTTAACGGATGAGATGTCGCCAGTATCGTTAACCTGAATACTAAGCAGCTGGCCGTCCTGCAAAACGAGCTTTGCTGTTTTTACCTTCACTCCGTCCTTAGTCGTAGCGCGGTTACTGGAATCAACTTCCAGCACCGTAGCACCCGTTTTGTTTATCGCGGCGATAAGGCTTTTAAGACCCTTCTCGTTAACTTGGTCAAAATCGACCGTTGCGTATTTATTCCCGGCCATTGTTCACGTCCTGTGAAAAAGTAAGAAGGTAAGAGCGTTGGGCACGCTGCACGATAGGGAAGATGCGATAAAGAGGATTGATAAACGAGTCGCCATGCGTGACAGTAGCCGTCAGGATCCACTTGCCGCTCTTTTTATCCATGCACGCGGTCGGTATAAACAGCCATTCGCTGTTTTGCCCTTTTTCGGCGTGCGCCAGGTGCCGTGGCTCCCCTTCTATCACCGTTGTCGGTTTCCGTGCATCCTGCATCCAATAGCTGACAGTAGCGCCCCGTAAAAACGGGAATTTGCTGGTGTAAGCGATAGGTACGCGGATAAATCCATCCAGATATTCGACTTCCCCTAACTCGATGTCAGCCACGTCGCTCCGTTTTAGAAGGCAGCGGTCCGCAACAGCCATGACGACAGCGCCGACAATGAGACTGATCATTTACCCCCTCCTTTTTTCAACATATTTACTAATCCATTCAAAAACATATCGACATTGATCCGTTTCATCCCTGAGACAACCTCGTGACCGTTATTGCTGGCGATAGTCACCGCAAGATACGTTACCGAGGGATCCCAATTGCTGTGTCGGCCCCACAAATACGCTATTGCTCCAGCTGTAATCGCGACAAAAATTTCAGTTACTAACCCCAGAAAATTCCCCGTCTGGCGACCGGCGCGCACATCCATCAGGAAAGTGCCGGTCCCGCTCGTAACAGATAGCAGGAGCGCAACAGCGACTTGGGCCACTTCCTGTGTGTAAATCACATACTCACCTCGCGCTATGCCTGCTATGGATGTTAGTGAAAGTGCTTTCTGGAAAGGTAAGTGAAAATTTTGAGGGTTAAGTTGGAGCGAAAATTAAGACTGCGATTTAGGTCCAGATTCCTCCAGCGCCTGCTCCCAAACCGTCCGTTCATTGTGATATTGTTCATCCGCCATATCAGTGAGTGATTCACTAATTCTTTCGTCAGAAAATTTCCAAACCGGGAAATATTTGTAAATTGTTTTAGGGGAAACGTCGTAGATTAACGCCAGCTGGCTGCGGCTATGGCCTTTCATTATGAGCCTTTCACCTTGGGCGATGAGGTCAGGGGTCATTTTTGGACGTCGCCCGCCAATCCGGCCTTTAGACCTGGCGACTTCCAGCCCCGCGCGAGTACGTTCCACAATCAACTCACGTTCCATCTCCGCAAGCGCGCCCATTACGTGGAAAAAGAACCTGCCCATATGGGTAGAAGTGTCTATCGAATCAGTAAGACTTCTAAAGTGTGCCCCGCGAGCGCGAACCTCATCTATAAGTGTAATGAGATTTTTCATCGAGCGCCCCAAGCGGTCAAGCTTCCAAACAACAAGCGTGTCGCCTTCTTTGAGATGCTTCAGCGCGCGCTTCAGGCCTGGACGATGCGCCTTTGTGCCGCTCATTTTATCTTCAAAAATAAGTTCGCAATTTGAGCGTTCCAGCGCTTCACGCTGTAATTGGGTATTTTGTTCAATTGTTGACACCCTTACGTAGCCAATTTTCAAGCGATTTTCTCCATTTTTAGATTGTCAATAGTTGGTGAATTAGCGCTATTCTGTCAGATGGAACATGTGGCGGCGAGAATGAAAAGGTTCGTTTGGGGGATGCGGCAAAAAGGGGGGTTGGAACGGCAGCAAACCAGCTGCCTGACATGAGTTTTTTCGCTAACTCCTTTATCGGGGTAAGTGGTTATTGCAAACTTCCAAACGGTGTAATCATCCAATGCGCAGGTGTTAACGGAATACCGGCTGGCGGATCGCTTGAAGTAACGTACCCCATCACTTTCCCTAACGCGATGATGTTTGTGATCGCAGCTCCCGCTATTGCCTCCAATGGAACGACACCAATATCCATTGCTATAGATGCATCTTCTGTAAGTGACGCTAAAAAATCAATTTTTCTTAGGAACATTTCAACAGTCAATAATGGTGGAACGCGGCTATTAGCGATAGGGAGATAGTTAAAACGTTCGTTTGGGGGAAGCAGCAAAACTTGCAGCGGCAACGGGATCGCTCACGGGTAATGGATGGACAAAAATTCCCTTAACAGCTGAGCGTGAATTAATAA